CCTTAAAGTATCCAAGCCCTGCTCCAATTCCAAATCCAGCTTCTGCTGCAAATGATCCTTGGAGTGATACAACATCGTCTGAACTAGCATTTATGCCTGCAGCTTTAAGACGAATGTCATCAAACTTAGATCCTCCTTCATTTGTTTCGTACTCTCCTATATCTACACCTTTAAGCGAAGCTTGAAACTTTTTATCTGAATGTTCCTTCTTCTTTATTGCTTCTAGCGTAGCTATAAGCTCTGGCATTGAAAGATTTTCTTCTAGTTCCTCGTAATTTTTCCAATGACCTAAAAGAAAAACTTCTCCTTCTAAAGCGGCTAGATCGAGTTCTGACCAGCCAGAACCGCTGCCGCTAGAAGGTTTGGGTCGTCAAGTTTAATTCCTCCGCAAACCTCAAGGATGCGATTCATCGTTGGAACATCAAGAGCGTCTTCCAAAGCTTCTCTGTCTTTTACCAAATCTGGTAATTGTTTTTCTAGAGCAATAGCACATGCGTCGATAAGAATTGTTAGAGTCTCATCTTCAGTTGTTACTTCTCCAGTTCTTTGAATTGCCGTCATAAATTTACGGAGTTCTTTAATAGATAGTGGTTTGAGCTTTACTGATTGCCCGTTTTGTAGTTGAATTTCTTCTACATTATATACTGTAGTTGCCAATTTATCCTCCTTGGATAGTCTTAATTATTATAACATAATGATAATACATATACAAGCAGAAAGCCCCCGAAAAATTCGGGGGCTTCCGACATTTAGTTGGTTATATTACGCTACCAATACACGGTCAATAATTTTTCCGTATTCTTGCCCCTCATATCCCGACATAGCGGTTGGGAGAAGACGGAAGGTTACTGGAAATGTAGTTGGAGTAGAACGTGCCAACGAGAATTGTGACTGTTGTACAGAAAGAACACGACGTGCATAATATACACGCTCTGTTTGTGAACCTGATGTTGTTGGAGCTTGTCCGACAGCAATTAGCTGACGCTCTGTTGGTGCAATACCGAGAGCACCCGCTGCAATACCAAGTGTATCTTTCTTTGATGTTCCAGTACCTGAACTAATAATAGTGTTGGTCTGAGAAATCGCAGTGTTATTTGTTGGATCATCTGGCTGTCCGAAAATAACTAGAACGTTTTCTAGTGTACCTTCTGACATTTCAGTGGCGATCATAACTTCCATCGCAGACTTGAACAGCTTAGCTGTATCAAGCAACTGGTCGACGGTTACTGAATCGTATGTTGGATTATAAGTGATCTGAAGACCATTATTTGTAAAACCTACGTTTCTGTAATAGAAAGTGCCAGAATCAATTGCGTTAAGTGTATTTGTATAGGATGTTCCTGTTACGAATGCACCAGCGCTTGCTGTTCCTGGCTCTGAATTTTCATATGTAGAGTAACCTGCTGTTGTTGAGTCAATATTTGAAACGAACAAAGGAGATGCACCTACGAGAATATTTTTCGCATTACCTGCATTTTGTGCCATATTTTATTTCCACCTCCTGGAATTCTGGATGTTTAATTTTAATCAAGCTGGCTAGGCTTCTTTCCTCTTAGTATAATTTTAGGCCATAAAGGGTCAAAAGGCAAACCTAGGCAAATCGACCTTGACCGTTGGTTATTCTAGAATATTTAATTTCAACTATTACGTCTGCCGCATAAAATCCCTGAAGTTCTTCTGAAGGGGCAGTTGGAGATATATCGGCTATATATACAGAATGGAATTTAAAGGTATTGAAGTTAGGCAAAGAGAGGTTAACATCCTTTGCAGACTCGTCCATTCTTCTAAATAGATCTGTCATAAAGTTCCTAATTTCATTAATTTCAGATATATCTGTAGAGAAAATAGTAAAAAGAATTTGTTCGCAACATACTAACCAGTTGTCATCATAGGACATTCCAACCTTATCATAAATAATGTGCTTTTTTCCACTTAAAAATTGATTAAGATCTGGTGTTTGCTGAACTGGTATTATTGGAACAATATATTCGCCAAGTTGGTCGCTATAATAATCGTTATCGTTAAATATTCCTGAATCTACAAGTTCGTCCCAAAAAAACTTTCTAAGCTCAAACATTGCATCTGTTTTATAATTTGTCATAGTGCGCCTCCAAATGCTTGTGATAGTGCTGAGTCAGCTTGATTTCTTATTGAATTTGGAGAAAACTTATACTGAACTTTTTTAATATTTTGAGGTAGCATTAATGCTTTAGCCATTTTGGCATTAAAAATTTGTTGAAATCTAGATTTTTTAATAGAATTATTTACAAGATTTCCTGTAAAAAATCTTGAATGAGCTAGACTAAATTGATTTGTAGCAGATTTTCCTCCAGGTCTTTTTACCATAACAGATTCTCCTTTAGGCATAAATACTGTTTCGCCATCTATTTCAAAAACTAGCCTCTCCGCATATCTGGGAGATATTTTAAGAGGAATTCCTTTTTCCATAATTTCAGCCTTGTTAATAAACACATGTCTTCTTTTTGATTTATTAGAAGCTGGTACTAATGATTTAGATGGTAAAAATGAGTATCCTATTTTAAAAGATAGGCCTTCTTGTGATAATATCTTTAAATCAAACAATCTTTTATTCTTATTTCCTATTCCGCCCCACTCGTAAACATGATGTAAAGACTTTGGCTTTGTCCTAGCAAGTGCATCTATATACTGACCGAAATCCTCATCAATTTGTTTAAATATAGTTTGTGTAAATTTAGACTGGAAATTTTTATTTTTAGTAAGGCCAGCTATGACATTTGCTTGATAATATACAAAAGCTGATATCTGAGCAACATTACTATCTTTTAAAACTCCTGCCTGACTCCCAGCCATCATTTTTTCCAATCCGCTGGCAGCCTGAACCAACATAATACTATTGTCCAATTTGTTGATTCTCCGATCTCTTTAGAGATGAGTTATATCCTAAAATATTACCGAATGGATCTGTGAGTGGAGTTGTACCAACTACTTCAAACACTGTTGGTGTTTCTGTAGGATAATTTAATTCTGTCCAAATGCTATTTCCAATAGAATCCACTATGTTTGTTACTTTATCTCTAATAGAAAGTCTTTCTATTGTTCTAACCTGTAAAATTTGATCATTAATATAAACATTACTAAAAACCTGCTTGTCTCCAGATCTTCCGCTCACAGAATTACTAACAATTCCCTTTGCATGACATGGAAGGGTTTTAAAATATTTCCACTCTCTTTTAATAGCACCAGTAGCAGAATCTTGAGATTGATACTGTCTATATATATCTAACTTCATAGACAATATTGAGTCTATTAAGTCATTCATTAGATAATCTCTGCCTTGCTTACCATTACATAATCAATAAGTAATCTGTCGGCATAGGCATTTCCAGTTCCTGAATATGCTTCATCTGTATATTCAAAGTCCCAATCAAATGTAGATATCTTGCTTATATACTTATTACGCCAAGCTTTGTCTTTAGCAAAATAATCCTTCATCAATTCTATTGCTGCTAATTCTACCTCATCTGGAACTTTGTCCCAACCAAATCTTCCCTGAACACGATATGGTACATTAGTTTTAAATATTCCTACTCCATCTTCAATTGATGGAGGAATCATCCCATTAGCTACATAAACTGTATTATCTAACATTTGTGATCTGTCAACTCTAATTCCATATCCAGTTTCTGTTGTTTTAACAACATAATTCCAGTTATTAACATCATTTAGAGTATCAACAAGCAGTATATCATTTGCATATAGCTCATGAAGATTGTGTAGTTTTGCTGGAAGCGGTAAAACATCAGAACCATATCCATAGACAACATGAACGTCGTCATATAAATAAAAGTTTTGTCCAGTATAATTTTCTATTTGTTTACGAGCATATCTTTCAGCTGCAACTAATTCACGATATGTTTTATAGTTTGGATCAGTCTGATCAGTGCTAAATCCAACATCTTGAATATGATTAAAATCAATATATGGTGTAACTACATAAACCTCATCATACCTAACTACAGGATATGTTTTAATGCTGTATTCCCACTTTAATTTTAATGTTCTATTTCTATCTGTAAATTGAAATGGGATATTAACAGTATATGTTCCTGGATTTAATTCATCAGGAACTGCAGTCAAAGTAACTAGTACTGTGTTTGCATTTATTGCTGGATCAATGGCAGGGTCTTCTGTTACATCGTATACCTTAACAACTGGATTTGAATCGGCGTTTACCGTTTCTCCCTCCCAAAAAATTTTATGGGTTACTGGAGACTGTGAACTGCGTAAAATTTCTGCCATTTAAAGACAGGCTTAGCTATAAAACTCCTGGACTTCTTTTGGAGTTGCAAGTCTAAAGCCCTCCTCCTTATCGAAAATTTTTTGAGCGGAATCTTTATGCATTGCTACATAAGGATGCTCTTTTGTAAAAGTAAATCCCATAATATCATAACGGAAATTTGCTCTTTCCATTCTAACCAAAACGGTGTCTTCTGGGTGTTCCTTTTTAGGGTCAAACTTTGGAAGAACTTCTTGTGACATGTCTTCCGCCTCTTCTTCAATTTTTTCTATAGTTTTATTATATACTGACCATGTGACTCCCTCTTCTGAGAGTGCTGCAATAATGTCTGTTTTATTTTTTAAGCCGTCGATTTCTACACCGAAATCTTCTGCGATCTTTTTTAATTCAGATACTTTTAATGTGTCAAATGACATATTAGCTCCTATTTCTACTTAAAACAATTATAGCATTAGTAAATTAAAATGAAAAGCCCCTCAAAAATTAATTTGAGGGGCATTTCTTGCAGATCTAAATCCTATATATTAGGAAGCGACCTTAACGTTCTTGACAACTACCCAAGCGTCAGCTTGCTCAATCTGTACACCAACACGGGTGTATAGAGTGTATTCAATGCTGTCCTTGCGTGGCCAGAAGAAGCGATAAACTGTAACGTCACGCTTGACACCAATAACTACGTTATTTGGGAATGTCAAGTGGATATCACCGTGATTACCTGTCTCTCCTGTATAGTCTCCGTCCTGTGCTTCTGGAAGAAGTGGAACTTCAACAATCGGAATACCGAATGCGAATGGAGCTACGTATCCTGCTGGACCACCAAGTGGTTGTACTTCTTGTCCACGGATAATGCTTGAAGCAATATCTGCAGGGATTGTTTGGTTTGTACCAATGCTGTTGTTGTACAGGAAGTCCTGAATCAAGTTGGAACCAGCCAAGAAGCGAAGGTCTGAACGACGTTGCTTGTACTTACGTGGAAGTGCCTTAAGTGCTGAATTAAATACAGCACGAGATACTCCTGCACCAGCAGCATCGACTACGTGACCGTTAGCCTTTGCCTTCTTTACAACACCATCAAATGCCTTGTATAGGTTATCTGATGTTAGTGATGTGTTACCGTTAAGGATTACATCTTCAATATCATTACCTGCCTGTGTTGCCATCAGACGTGCAATGTGGTCTTCTAGGTCTGGACCTTCAATATTATCTTCTAGAGATTCTGTTGAAAGTTCCCAATCTAGACGAAGTTTCTTTGTTGTAAGAGAGATCTTTGAGAAAGTAACAGCAGCGTTTGAACCTGTGTTATCAGCTTCAGTAGCAAGTACCATAAGCTTCTCACCTACACCAATGCGATCAATTTCAGTGGTGTCTGCCTTCATACGGACAGTACGAGCCACCTTACCAATTACAGTTGCATCAAACATGTAGTCTAGGAATCGTGCAGACTGCTCAGGATTGAGTAGGCCACCTTTACCCTCAGAACCAACATGTACGCCAGTTGTTGAACCAGCAGCACCTGTCATATTAGCTGTTACGTTTGTATTTGCTGCAACAGCTTTTTCTAAGTTTTCATTGCTCATTATATATTTTCACCTACCTTTTTAGTTAAAAATTTCATTTACGGATCCGAGGAAAGAACCGTCCCATTTTGATTTGGATTTTGTTATTACTTCCTGTGACCCGCCAAGGTCATAGGACTTCTTAATTGCAGTCTCTGATTCGACTGCGTCAACACGCTTTTCAACGCCCTCAATCGTGTTCTTGATATCTTCTACAGCCTTTGAAAGGACTGAGTGTTGTTCTGCCAATTCTGAAATACGAGTATCTACGCTCTTGCTGAATGTTTCAACAGTGTCTTTAATTGCTGAAACCTGAGCAGCATTTGCTTCAGATGCCTTGTTAAGAGTATCTGAAAAGAATCCCTTAAGATCACCGAGCATCTTTGCAAAATCAGGTTCATCAACCTCAACTTCTGATACGTCGGCTGCTTTTTCCAGAACTTCGGCAGAAGCGTCAACAGCTGGTGCTTCTTCGGCAGCAGGTGCTTCAACAGCAGGTGCTTCCTCAGCAGGAACAGCGGCTGGTGTTTCTTCTACAACAGCAGGAGCTTCTTCAACTGCTGCTAATGTTTCTGTGTTTTCTGACACTTCATTACCTCCTTCTGCGTTTGCCTGTTTTGCAATTTTGTTTGTATCAGGCAACGGTAATCTTGATTTCTTAAATGAATCAAGAATCTTATCTATTTCTTTTGCTTTCTTAACGTCATTGGATTCTACCCAACCAATTAACTGTGCTTCTTTTCCGCTAACTGGAGAAACGTATGTCGAATCTGTAGAAATAAAAACAGAGTCGCTATCTTCACAATAAAAAATATTTTCTGTTACTGTTTCTGCAGCAATTCCTTTAAACATTAACTGACCATTCATTTTTTGAATTGACAATATGTTGCAAAGCTCGTTAGCTGGAGAATCTACTACAGATAACTCCATAAGAGCATATTCCTTAATGAAGCGAACTGGCTTACCAGTTGACTTGTTAACTTCATTTTCTGAATCAATAATCTTTCCGCCAATTGAAAAACCTTGTAGTGTTCCATCCAAAATCTTTTCCCAAGTATCTTGAGCGCCTTTTGAAATGTATGCGTCTACATAAACACCATTATAAAATTCTTTTGTATTTGGATCATAATATGTTTCTGGTTTAAATGAAACCATTTTGCCAACTGCTGTTGATCCATGCATTTCACGAATGTTGCCACGGAAAGAATCAAATGCTTTGATTGAAGCTTCTTGAGTTACAACATCTCCAGTTTGATCCAAGTTGTCCAACGTTGCAAAACCAGAGACGATTCGCTTTTCACGATTTACTTTAGTAAATGGAACTGAAAGGCTGATATCGTCGCCATGAGATGACCACAAAGACTTATGAATATTCATATGATTAATTATAATTTTTTATATATAAAAAGGCAAATAACTAGTCGATCAGGACTACTCGACTTGTCTTCCAGCACCCTGTTCGTTTCGGGCTTCTCCAGAAATATCTGGGGAATTATTTTGCCTTTCTTGATCCCTGGTTCTTGTATTTCCAGCCTGAGACCTAATCTCTGCCTGTTGCTGAGGCTTTAAAACTACAACCTCGTCTCCAGAATCAAGCGGAACCATGCCTCTACGAATTCTAATTTCATTAGGCGTAATTACCTGCATTCTTAAATAACGCTCATCAATCTTAGACTGAGTATCTTCATCGGTAAGAGCTAATTCGTTGAATTTAATTTCTAGAGCATCTGTCATTTCTGCAATTAACTTATTTAGTTTCTTTTCAAGAATGTCCTGTGCTGGACGACATACCTGCTCTTTAAATGTTTTATCGGCATCTCTTGCTGCAGCTAAATTAATTCCTTCTGGAGTTCCAATCTTATTAATTGGAGTTCTGTGAGCCATAAGGATTTCATCACGATTCATCTTTCGATATGTATTAAATGACGAGTCTTGAGTTCCAGCCTCAATTGGCTCCATTTTAAATTCAACTTTAGAATCTCCAGTATCTGCTGGAAGAGGAACATATAGAGATCTATGATTTCTTCCCTTTAATCCAACCTGGAAAAATTCAAGTAACTTGCGCTCTGACTCTGTTGAAAGTTTTGCGCCCTTAACTGTAATAATATAACGAGGGACTGCTTTATTCTCAAAATAATCAAGGTTATACTTGGCTGCAAATTCATTTCCAGCCATAGCATTAGAAGCAGCTACAATATCTGGAATTCCATAATAGTTATTTGTTGGAGTATATTTCTTGAGATGAATAATTTCATTTGGACGATCAGTACCACCAGCAATTGGATTTACTGTTTCTTGATCTCCAAAATTGCGGAAGAATACAGCCTTTCCATAAAGCAATTGAATAAAGCCATCACGAAGACGACGCACACGCATAGTCTTAGATGGTATATGTCCTAAATATCCAATTTTTCCAGAAGTTGTTCTTCCAACTTCAAGGTATCCGTTTCCTGTTGCCTCTACGTCCGTATAAACCTTAATTAATGTTTCTTTAAATGTTTCTTCTTCATTACAATCTTCAAGCCAGCCATGTAGATCTTGTCTCAATCTATTAAGCTTTCTTCTAGCTCTTTCTAATTGAGTGTCGCTGTCAATTCCATCCATAGCCTCAATTGTTTTTCTAGTTTCAATAAAATCATAACCTAATCCAACAATATTAGCTACCTTTGCATTAATTGCAGCATAGTTGTATGGTGAAATTTCATAAATAGTAGATAGGTAGTCTAAATTATATTTTGGCTCTATCAAATCAAACATCGAGTAGCCAGTAATGGCTTGCTGCAATAGATTCTGCTGGGTTTCAGCTCCATCTATTCCAGTAAATCTTTTTTGTAAATCTCTGCTTACTTTTCTTCTAAATGATGGACTAAGTCCATTCATTTTTAAAACATCTTCGCCCTCTATTTTAAATGGATCAGTAGTTTTTTCTACAACTGGATTATTAAATCTAACCCAATCTGCAGCATTAGAAATTTCAATTTCTTGACTATTTTCTTCGTCTATATGTTCCATTATTTACCACCCATATTTTTCATTTCATCTTTATAGTTTCCAATATCCAGTGGATCTGGAACTAGACCCCAGTTAAGTCTTTGTTTTTGATACTCAAATTCTTCATCATCTATTTTGCGTCTTCCAGATAAAAATTTTGGCTGTCCTTCATAAATGCCATAAGAACTAACTGCTGATGCTAGCAAGTCTATTCTTTGCTTATTACCCTTCATTGAAGTAATAGAAAGAAAATTACCATCATCGTCGCCGATCCAACGACCATCTGGCATTTCCCAAACATATATGCCAAGCCTGGTCTCCTCTTCGTTGACCTTAGCTCCAATTTTTTTTAAATCCATAGGTTTTTATTTTACCACTTTCTAAGACCTAAGTCCAGCTTTTTGTCAGGTAAATGTTCAACTTACCTTGAAGATATAACAATCCAGTCATTATTATAGTATTCAACGCCTGGTTCTGTCAGGGATATTGCAGGTTCTGCAATACTTGCCAGGGATTTACCAATATAAAGATTATAATGTTCTAGCGCCTTAGTGGGACCTAATATGCTTTCATAAATTGCTATATTTTTATAAAGATTGCTTGCTCCTCCAGATAATTCATAATTAAATTGAATTTTTCCAGATATTGCTTGTGTAAATTCAAGCACTATGTGGGTTGGCTCATTTGAAGTCAAATAACTGGCTATATTGGTTATAGAAGACCTATCTTGACCATTGATATAGATAGAGGCTATGTTGGCCTTAGAAAGGGCTCCAGAGCCGTTCCAGGCCATTCTAGTGACCGTTCCATCACCTGAGTACAACAAAGTATTTGCGGCAGAGGAGTATGGCGTTAAAAATAATTCTACAGATTTAATTGATTGATCTGTATTTAAATCAAATCCAGTGCCATTTTTTGGCCTAATCCCATTATTATTATGTCTTAGCATAATAGGATAATTTTTAGACCCTAAATAATATTCTGAAGAAGATGATATTTCATCCCCATAATTATCTGCATTAAAATATTTTGCTGTATAAAATGTAACACAGAAAAATTCAAGTCTGGGCAGATACTTAGTAGCATCAGTAGTAGACATTGTTATTCTAATATATACTAATGGACTTTCATCAAAATTATCTAAATTATACTGGGGTAACGGTTGCCCATTAATGCATTCTGTATAATTAATTCCATCAATACTTGATTCTACTGCTATTCCATAATTATTGCGCCACTCTATTTTAGAGGTTATAAATCCTACTTCTGCTGGAAATGAAAAAGAATCATTTATAATAAATGTTTTTGATTCCACAGACTCAGTTTGATAAAAAGAAATATATTGTCCAGATAGGTCATAATATGTATTTTCATCTATAAAACTAGTAAGACTTTTATCTACTGGGTATGAGTAATCAAATCTACCTCTGATATTTGCGTCAGTACAGCTAAATAAAGTTCCTTTATCTGGATACACAACATGAATTGGATAGGTGGAAAGAGATCCATCAATATAATGTTGTTTTATTAAAGTTTGAGATAGGGAATATCTATATACTGCTGGAGCATCAACAATAAAATAATCTGACTCAGATTCAGTTGGACCAACTGTTAAATTTAATATAGAGTTAGTAAATTTAAAATCAGATAAGGATTTTGATTTTACCTGAACTCCATCTAAATACAAAGATATGGATGTTCCAGTATAATTACCGACTATATGTGTTGCTTTTTTTGTATATGTTAGAGCATATCTTACTTGCTCATCAGAAGATATTTTAAATACTATATCTCCGTTATCCCAAAATAATCCTATATTATTAGTACTATCTGCAAACAGTGTGGTTTCATTTGAAGAGATTATTGATGGGCTAACCCATACTTCTATTGTAAAATCATTATCACTTGTATTTTTTGTTGCTAGTCCGCCATCGGCATCTTTTGAGTAATAGTCATTGCTAGTTGGAATTTCAATATATGATGTATTTGTTATTTTTGTTCCAGAAACTCCACCTGGAACAATGGGTAGTAAATTTATAGAATGAGATCCAACATATGTTCCATTATTTCCACATCCAGATATATCAGCAGCAATTGTTCCAGAAGATTCATCTAGTGGCCAAAATCCTACTGGATGATCTTTTATTACTTTTAGCTGATATGACATATTTATATTATACCCTAATAGTATAAAGTCCTCCAAGGTTCTCTTGAAGGACTTTATGCAATTTAAATTATTATTCTTCTGCTGGAACTTCTTCTAGAAGCTCTTCTAGTGTATGCCCAGAGACGGTTTCTCTAGCACCAGAATTAAGTTCTTCAACTATTACCTCTGCCCATTCTGCTGCGGAATCTTCGCTTTCCCAAGGACCAGTGGCATCGATAACTTCGCCGTCTTTTGAAATTTCACAGATAAGATCTTCTGTTACTTCAAATGAATATGTTGTTGCCATTATTTATCTCCTTAAATTGTTCCTGCAAGAATTCTTGATACTAGAGGGGTTCTATAGTATCCCAGTGCATAGTTTGTTGCAATTTCTTGTAGAATCCAGTTATTTGCTGTAATTGCTACTGATACTGGCAAACCTACTTTTCTTGTATAAGTTAAAAGTGTTGTCATTGATCCAGTAAAGAAGTTATACGCTAGTAGATATACGGTAGTTCCAGACATTGCAATCATATAAACTGCATTCTTTTCTGCACCAATCCAGTAAATTTGCTGAACAGCAGCTGTTAAACCAGAAGGACCAGTAGTAACGTTAGTCCAGTTTGTAGCATCAATTGACCAATACCAGGAAAATGTTGTTGCTGCTGCATCTGTTCCAAGAACATACGCAAATCTCTTTACTGGCTCTAGCCAGCGAACTAATGCTGGACCACCAAGAGTTGTAAAGATGTTAACGTTTGCCCAAGATGCTGCGAGTGAGATATCTGCATCTCTTCCTGAGAATCCAAGTCCAGCTGTTAGCGCTGTACCAGTTGATGATGCAATTACCCACTTATTTGCGCCGTATGCAATATTTCTTGGGATAATTGTTGCTGATGCAATTACACCAGTCCAGTTTGTAAGATCAGAGCTAAATCTAACCATATTAGCATCATTTGTTACGTTAGTAACTACGACATATGTTGGAAGACCAGTTCCATAGTTAATTCCATAGTCAATATCAAGTACGTTGTATGTAGTTGATGCTAGGTTAAACGAAAGAACCCATGTAGCTCCACTATCTGTTGAATAGTAAAGTCTTCCTGCACGTGTTCCAATAAACAAGATATTGTTTACTGTCTTAATAAACATATAGTCATCTGAAATATTTGTCATATTTACAGTTAATGGACCTGGAGCAATTTTCCATGTTAGTCCATCATCAAATGATCTTGCATATACTGGAGTTCCATTTAGAGCAGATGGGTTCCAAATCTTATGAAGTACGCCTGCTCCATCTACTGCCATTCTGTAGAATGAGTTGGTTCCCATTACAACTTCAGTAATTGCTGCAAGTGGTTGTAGAAGCGACTGAGTCCATGCTGTAGCTGTTGAATCTGTTGAAAGGTTAATTGCTCCAGCAGTATTCATTTTTACTAAAGTTCCAGAACCATTTGATGAAATAAATGTCTGTGTATGTGCTGTAACGTTTGGAGTAGTTCCAATTGTTCCAGTTGTAGTTACAAGGTTAAACTGTGTGGTTCCGTCTGTTGTATAAATTGCAGCTGAGTTAGCAACTGTTGCTACGAAACGTGTACCGTTCCATACCAAGTTATTTGTGTTAACTGCTGCTACAGTACCATACTGACCCCATGTAATACCGTCTGTGCTGAAGCCCTGCTTTGAAGCACCAACTGCTACCCAGCGGCCATTTGCATACTTAACGTCATAAATTGCTGTTGCAGCAAATCCTGAAGTTCTTGCTGTCCAAGTCTGACCATCTGTAGATGTTGAAAGAAGACCATTGTTTGATACCGCTACGAATAATCCGTTTCCGAATGAAACTGCGTTAGCGTTTGTTGTAGAAAATCCTAGGTCAACCTTTGTCCATGTAACACCATTATCTGTTGAACGAGCAGCATAGTGAGCGTTTGCAGATCCAACGTCTGAACCTACTACAACCCATGTGCTGTTTCCATATGTTACTTGAGCAAGGTTTCCTTGGGCTCTTCCTAGGAATGTTCCTAGCGTTCTTTCTGTCCATGTTACTAGATCTGGTGATGTAAATAGAAGTCCAAATCTTGTAATAGCAACCCAAATACCATTATTGTATCTGATATCTGTAATATAGTCTGCTTGAAGTGTTGGTCCTGCCTTATAAAATTGTTTGATCGGAAGATTGTTTTCAACTACAGTCCAGCTTACTCCGTCTGTAGATGTATAAATTCTTGTTCCAGCACTAGTCATAACGTATAGACCATTGCCGTATGTAGTTGTTGGGTTTAATGCCAATGTTGAAATTGGAACGTTTGTTCCGTTATAGTCTGCGACATGCTCTGGACGCTTTGCAATGAAAACGTCTTCCAGTCTACTTGGTCTTACTCTTGTTAGTGCCATTTATTTATCCTCCGCTACCTTAAAATCAAGGTGTGATTTCTTGACCAAATACGGTCATTGAAAAGTCTGCTGTTGATCCGATAAGAACTATTTTATCGCCAGCTGCAAGTGTGATTCCGTATGTCAAAGCAATGGAATCCTGTGCTTGTAAAATTGAATCATAAACTAGATAATGTTTTGCTGCTAGTGTATCTCCAGATGGCAAGACAGCTAGTCTATATGTTAAATCTGTTGTTGTATTACGATTGCAAATTGATACTGTAGATACAATTGCATTTCCGCCCGTTGGAACAGTATATCCATGAACGGCAGTATTTGCTACAGAAACAGATTGCCCTAATACTTTATATGTTGTTGGCATTGTTTTCTCCTTATGCTCCCATTAACATCAATGGGCTAACAGTAATTCCTGCTGCCGCATTTGTAACTGAATTTACTGCTGTTGTTTGTGCAGTACTAATTGCACTCAATGCACTAGTCTGTGCTGTTGAAATCGCTCCAGTCGCAGTTGTCTGTGCTGTTGATACTGCAGATGTTGCACTATTTTGTGCAGTTGTGATTGCGCCAGTAGCATTTGTTTGTGCTGTAGACAATGCGGTAACACCATCTGCTGTTGCTGCTGCAATATCATTAACTCCTAAAAGAGTTCCTATCTCATTCAGTGCTTTTGCAATGTAAATGAGATCCTTTGCTGTTAACTGACCAGAAGAATATAGAGCTGTTAGCTCGGACTTAAATCCATCAATCTGTGTCGTTAAACTTGTATAATCTGGCACTTATATCACCTCTCTCAAAGTATATCATTATTCTATTTTTTATGCTATAGCAGAAGGCTACTTGGGTCAAATGGGGAGTAGTCTTTTCTAAGGACATTTGAGCTTGTCCCTAAAATATCTATGCCCAATTCTAGATCCTCTATTCGCTCTAATGCTGCTATAAAATCTAAATTTGTATCTAGGTCTAAATTTACATCTTCGACCTGAATTTGTTCCCACGAAATTGTGGTTCCATTGGTTGTTAAATATTTTCCAGCATTTCCAGTTTTAGATGGAAATACGAAGCCTGAGCCGCCAAGGGCAATTTGCTGTCCCTCAATTGTAACAGAACTATTTACCAAATTCGAATTTGTCACAGTCCCAGATGGCAAGGTTACTGTTCCTGTAAATGTTGGGGAAGCCAAAGGAGCTTTCGCATTTAAAGCTGTTTGGGTAGCAGTAGAAACTGGCTTATCTGCATCTGATGTATTGTCAACATTGGCTAAACCAACCATGCTTTTTGTAATTCCGCCAACAGTACCTGTAAAGGTTGGGTTATTTATATTTGCCTTTAAATTTAATGCATTTTGAGTGGCTGTTGAAATTGGCTTAAGTAAATCTGATGTATTATCTACATTTGCAAGACCAACCATTGACTGAGTAATTCCACTTACTGTTCCAGTAAATGTTGGATTATTTATAGGAGCTTTTGCAGATAAATCAGAAACTAAATTAGATATTTTAGATTGATCAATTGCTGCTGATGCACTAATGTCAAGATTTACAATTGTTCCATTTGCTATTTTTCCACTTGTGACTGCTGAATCTGCAAGCATTGTTTCTGTTACTGTTCCCGCTGGCAAAGTTACAGTTCCAGTAAATGTTGGTGATGCTAATGGAGCTTTTGAAGCAATTGAATTTGTAATTGTTGTTGCAAAATTTGGATCATTAGCTAAAGCAGCTGCTAATTCATTTAGAGTGTCTAATGCTCCTGGTGATGAATTAATTAAATTTGTAACAGCTGTAGACGCAGCAGTGTCGGCATATGTTTTAGTTGCTAATGCTGATGTATCTGCTATTCCGTGAACATTTGTTGTAGATGAAACGTGTGGTGAAAACTCAGAATCTCTTGCAATATTATCTGGTATTTGATTATCTGGAATTTTAGAATTAGAATCTAAAGACGCTAATCCATTTGCAGCACCACGCTTATTTGTAATATATGTATCTAAATAGGATAAAGGGATATTGGCATAATCAGCAATGCTGTTCCAATTTGTACCCGTTCCGATTTTAAACTTATTTGTATCTACTTCAATTCCAATTTCACCAGGAAGAAGTATTGGGTTTGCATTAAACCAATTTGATGCTGTATCTCTACGTATCTGAATTCTAACTGCCATTATGCTGCATACCCTCCATCAATTATGTCACCAGTAAATACTGAAGTTGCAGTTCCGCCATCCATAATAACCAAATTGTCAACAACACGATTTCCATAATCAATATAGTCAACTTGTCTTGTTAACGGATCGTGAGTGTGAACAAGCATTTCTTTTGGTCCAGCAACATCGTACCAGATGTTACCATTATACACCTTTATTGTTCTTTCATTAGTATCAAAGTATACGGCTCCTGCTGATGGGGAAACAGGGGCAGAATTTAATGTTTGAATTGATGTTATTGGTCCCGAACCACTTCCAGAACCAGAAGATGTTAGGATAATTTTATTATCAGCATCATCATATGTTGCTGTTAAATTTACATGGCTACTATGATTTAATAATGTTGCTACTAAATCTTGAACTCTTTCCTGAGATATTGAACTACTTAAAGAATTTGTGGAATCATCGTATGTAAAAGTAATTCCATCATGGCTCCCGCTTGCTATTAATGATGCAAAAGCGTCCTGTGCTCTTTCAGATGTAAAGTATAGATTAGTTGATCCTTCGGCAAAATAGTCGGAGGTTGCTGTTTCAATTGATCTTATTCTGTAATCATGAGATGTTTGTACATTTGAATTATTTGTACCGACTTTAGCCTGTAAGGCTTCAATTGCATCATTAGCATCAGAATGCTGTTTTGCATGTGAAACAATAGCTACTGAGTCTGTTGATTGTGGATTTACAAAATTATCTAACGTTGTTGGATATGTTATTGCCATTTATTATTAAGCTTGTGCTTCAGTCCAGGATAGTCTGCCAATAACGTCAATAGCTGCAGTACCAATATTTTGTACTACAATTGTCAATGTATCTGGACCATCTGGATATATCTGAGTATTAGCTGTTGTTCCACCTCCACCCAATATGCTATTTCCTAGATCACGAACGTTATTTAAATCAACGCTTCCAGTAGTTGATACGAAGAATCCACCTGTTGTTTCACCACCAGATACTGTTGTAGAGCCACCAGCATAGTCTGCAATTTGTGCAAGGCTTGAGTTCTGAACTGTTGTTACGTCTCTAACAGCATTTGTCCAGGTTGTAGATGTTGAAGGAACTCCATTCAACACAGCAGTAACGAGCATGTTAGCGCTGGCTGTTCTGGTACTAATATCTAGAGCTCTTAGAATAAGTTGCATTCTATTAATAAGTTCTCTTGTACCAAAAGCACCAACTATATTTGAGTCTACTGATGGGGCAATTCTAATTGAGAAGAGAGCTCTTGATGCTCCAGCTGAAATATTTGTTACTGTGCTCTGGCCATATGTAAATAGCAACGATTTATCGTCATCATATCTACCATCCATAATAACAGATGTTCCCCAGTGTGACATTGCTGGAGAGAATGTAGGCCATGCTAACTCAACTCCAACTGGAGTTAATGCTGCATATGTATATTGTTGAGGAGTAGATACTCCCATTGGAGCAAACGTTACTTGTGGGTTTGCAGTAATTGCAGCACCTGTGAAAGTTAAAGTATTTCCAGAAATATTAGATATATATGTTCCTTCAGCAAAAGCTGTAGTAATTACTCTTTGTCCTACCTGTAATCCAGTTGTGCTGGTTACTGTTCCAGTATTTGATCCAACTAATATTGAAAGCTGAACTGCATCTGCGCCTGACTGTGCACGTGTTAAACCAGTAAAAGATGTAGCGGTCTTACCAGAATAATTCATATATTCAAAGTTATTATTATCTTTGATAACAATTGTTCCAGATGAAGGGAATCCATCTGTACTAGCAACACTTAAAGTTGTAGCAGATGTTGATAGGTTAGATGTTATTGTTGTGGTTGGAGGCATGGTCTGAGTCTCATAACGTGCAGGTAAGTTTCCTGAACGCATATAAGCTTCTGTATTCATATTATTATTTTGTTCTTTATGAACATAAATAATATTACCTTGAGGACCTCTTACTCCCCATCGAATAAATCCAGCTCCGTACCAAGAGTAGTCCATATAGAACATCTGCATTTTCGATAGATCGATATTATATCCTGAAGGACCAGCTCCATCGCATTTATCTAAATTCCATTGAGACTGAGGTACTTTTTTATCAACAGTTTTTGATACTGTAACATATTGTGCTGTTGCTCCTCTATATGCAGGAGAAATTGTTAAAGATGTATCGCTTGAAATTGAAGCTACTCTATAAGATTGACCACGAAGAACAATATAGTCTCCTGGGGCTAATTGCTTATTAAAATATGTTTGATAAAGATTTGGGTTTGTTTGAGAAACTGTTGTTGAACCATTTGTAACCGAAACACGACCAGATAGTTGTGATGTTGAGTTTCTTCTTACAACATTAAGAACCTGACCATCATATTCAAAGAATATGCCGTTCTGTTGATCAAACATTCCAAGTCTTGACTGTGCGCCAAACCAGTTGTTTACAGCAACTGCTGGGAATCCTGATGCAATTGAAGATGATGGAGTAGAAAGTGCGGTATATGTAAATGTATTAAATCCAGTAATATTTTGAACAGTAAATGTTCCGTTATATGCAGCTTCATTACATCCACTAATTGTAATGCTAACTCCAGGAAGGATATTATGCTTTTCTTTTGTTGTAACCGTTACTGTTGTTCCAACTGAAGTTAGACCTTCAATTCCAGCAAATGGTTTTAGGATAGTTCCTGAAGAAACCTGAATTCCTTTACCAGACTGATATCTAAAATAACGGCGTGTTTGACGTACTGCTTGCTCATAATTTCCATCAGCATTTGCAGAAAATAGAACTCCGCCATCAAATGCTCTATGTAGGAACTGACCTTGAGGGCGAACATATATTGTTCCACCAGATACTGATCCAGTAATTGTATTATTTGTATAGATAACAAACTGTGTTGGTGAAGGAACAGATACAACATAAAAAGATCCATTTGGTGGGTTCGAGCTTGCTGTAGTTCCAGTAATTGCAACCTCATTTGATATAGATAGTCCATGAGGAATTGTTGTAGTAATTAAAACTCTGTTTCCAGAATATGAAATTGTTGGAGTTCCGCCGATTGCTGCTCCAGTATAAAGAGCTCCAGAAAATACTAGGGTCTTTGAAGAATCATAGATCGATGTAATATTTGTATTATTAGCACTTCTTGCTGTATATGTAAATGAGTTTGTTCCGCCACCCGATTCAATAATAAAGTTTCCATTTGCAACTGAAATATATGTATCTTGAACTGTTATTGGTGTTCCATTTGCAGGAGCAGTTCCAGAAGAAAGGTTAACAGTAACAATTTTTGAAAGTGCTGGCATTGTAATGCTAGAAATAACAGCAACTGGGTTTGGTGTATTATATGCAAACGGTCTGTTATTGGTCATTGTTAAGCTTTCCCACTTAGAAGCCTGAACTCCGTACTCAAAATCTGTATCAATCAAAGCTTGTGGCTGAGTTACTCTAAACTTATTAGTTGGGTCAAGCTGTGCATCAGCTGGGGTAAATGTATCTACTTCTACATCATAAACAATCTGCAATTTATCTGTTGCAGACATTGAAAGAGTATTATACTGAAGAACAATTGTAGTCTTTTGTGTTCCGTCAGCATTTGTTGAATTAGTATAGGATGTTGTTTTTAATGTGTCGTCAGAAAAATTGAATATTACAATATTCTTTGTAACATTTGTAATAAGTACTAGCTTTTCCCTAGGGATAAACTTAGGAATCTCTATAATTCTATTCGCAGGGTCGAATGTATAGGTTGTTTCGCTTAATATGTTTCTAGACATTAAAATTCTCCTAATATATAATTATGGCCACCAGCCACTAGGGTTCTAATTGAATTATACCATAGGCCATTAATTAAGTCTACGGTTCTATTATTGAAAAAGATGCTCGTCATATATGGTAGCCTCGCCAATATTGGCTGGAGGAATAAACTCACCAGATTCAGTTTTAGTCCACATTGCCTTAACGTCTGGCCCAATAATGTCACCAGTTACGTCTGAGGCAAATACTGTTGAATTTGTTCTTAAAACTTTATTACCTAGCATTTCTTCTACAAAGTAGATTAGTGGGGCATCTACCCATTCACCGTCTTGATATTTTTTTGCCATGATAGATTCTGGATCAATAGAGTCCTCTAGCATAATAGAGTTTTCTACAATCCCGCTTGAATTAACATAGGCAAATGCTACTCCGTCTTTTAATTGCACCCAATTTGGCATTTTTTCTCCTTATACATATTCTACAACTTCCCACCGACAAGCACCTGTTGCTGTTAATGTAGTTGAATTAGTTAATGATACACCATATTCCGCTGAAAATAAAGATGTTGATCCTCCAGAAATAGTCCTTGTTCCAATAAAATTAGGGAAAGATCCAGAGCCCATAGATCCATTTGAAGAAGCTGCTACTGAACCACCGCTTGGAGTTAATGTTCCAGATTCATTGCTATTACTTGCAACTGTTCCAGCGGAACCAGTTGAAAAAGATCTAGCGAATGATTTATCTACATTTACTGATGAAATTGTAATTGTTCCAGCAGACGCAGCAACACCCCTTTGTATTGATTTAATTTTTGAAGTTAAAGGAGGATAGGTATTAATCATTATAAATACTCCACAACTTCATATCTACAAGCACCTGTTGCAGTAATTGTTGTTGAATTTACTATATAGGCTCCATATTCTTGCACAGTAATAGCTGTAGTTCCTCCTGAAAATGTTCTTGTTCCAAAATAGTTTGCGAACGTTCCACCACCAGCCACGGCATTTCCACCACCGCTTGGACCAGCTATGCTACCTCCTGTTGGATTGAGTTGTCCAGATTCATTACCACTAAGTGAAACTGCTCCTCCAGATCCATTGGAAAAAGATTTAATAAAAGACTTAGAAGTATCAATTGAAGATATTGTTATGCTTCCAGCAGAAGCAAATGAGCCCCTTTGAATTGATTTAATTGGAGATTGCACAGTTGGAAATATTGATGTACCCATTATATATGTTCTATAACCTCCCAATTACAAGCACCTGTCACAGTTATAGTTGTTGAATTAATTAAGTAAGCCCCATATTTTGCTGAAACAAAAGAGTTTGTATTAGGTATTGTTGCTGTTATGCTTCTTGTACCAGAATAGGTTGGAAATGATCCATTTTGATTTAGGCTTCCGCTTGGAGCACCAACTGCACCACCAGCTGGTGTATAAACACCTTCAGTAGTTCCAAGTCCCGCTACTGTTCCAGAAGAGCCAGTAGAAAAAGAATTTACAAAAGATTTAGAAATATCCACCGATGATATTGTTACGTTGCCAGCAGAAGCTGCAGTACCTCTTTGAATTGATTTTATTGGAGAAGATGTTAATGGATATAAATTAGATGCCATTATGCATACTCCACAACTTGCCAGTAACAGGCTCCACTTACAGTTATAGTTGTTGAATTCAAAATATAGGCTCCGAATGACCCTGATGTTAAACTAGTTGTTCCGCCAGAAAATGTTCTTGTTCCTGTAAGATTTGGATAGGATCCGCTTCCTGGATTAAAGTTTGGTGAAAATATAGCCATGTTGCCACCACTTGGAGTATAAGTTCCGCTTGTACTACTATTTGTTGCTATTATCCCACTTGATGAATTTGAAAAAGAATTAACAAATGCTTTAGAAACATCTATAGATGATATTGTTATATTTCCAGAAGAGGCAGCAGAACCTCTTTGCACAGACTTAATTAAAGAAGCTTGCTCTGGAAATACTGATAGTGCCATATTATGACAACTCTACTCCGCTCATATGAACTGTAAGTGCTGAGTTAACAGAAGCCCACCCGACTACTGTTTGTGTTCCACTTCCACCTAAAACTTGCTTAAGATCAAATGAGGCAATGCTATTTGCTGGAACAGATACTGCTGTTGCAAGAGCAACCTGTGTTCCAGATGCATCTGGTAATGTTATATTAAATGTAGCTGCAGTACCAGTTATATTGCTAACAATTATATTTGTTAGTACTGTTGTGGTAGATGCAGGAACGGTATAAAGAACTGTTGTATTCGTAGTAGTAAGAGTAGTTCTTGCTAATAGCTTTGATAGTGTTGGCATTTATTCTCCTTTAGTATGCTTCCATTATTTGCATAATTTCAATGTTTTTATTTATATCAATTCCAAGTCCTGGAACTCTAAGCCTTCTAATATTTACGCTTCCTAATGTGATTTCATTTTCAGCTGTTACAGAAGACTTTTCTGCAAATGCTCCTATAATTATATTGTTATCTCCACTTGTTGCTGCATTACCAGCATTCATTCCAACAGCAGTATTAAAAGATCCAGTAACATTATATAATGAGTTTGAGCCTATAGCAGTGTTGCTTCCTGCTGTGGCTGAAGCTTGTCTTATTGCTGAAAATCCAATTGCAGTATTAGAGCTTCCTGTTGTATTCATATATAATGCATCTACGCCCAATGCTGTATTTTGCGATCCAGTAGTATTGCTTCTAAGAGAATCTGCCCCAATTGCTGTTATAGAAGATGATTCATTAAATGCACCAAGGGCGTTTCTTCCTAGAGCAGTTATATAGCTACTACTAGTTTGTCCATAAACAGTTCCTAGAGTATTTCCAGCTGCTTGTGAAGTTACTGGTATTGCTGCCCAAGAAGCAACTGTTCCATTTGTAGTCAAGTACTTACCGTTTTGACTAGATTGTGATGGCAAAGCATCTATTGTTGTACTTCCGCCTAATGAAACTGCTGATCCGTTTATTGTAATAGAATTATTTGATAAAGCTGAATTTGGAATATTAATTAAATTTGCACCAGAAGTATTTGCTGGGAAAGTTACTGTTCCAGTAAAAGTTGGAGACGCAATCGGTGCATATGTTGACGCAGCATTTGCTTGAGACAAATACGTACTTACGGCTGTTGCAGAATCTAGCTTGTTTCCAAGGGCTGTAGTTATGGTGGCTGCGTATGAGGCATCATCATTTATTGCAGCGGCTAATTCATTTAGAGTATTTAGTGTTGTTGGTGCGGCATCAATAATATTAGAAATTTGTGTATCAACATAAGATTTATTTGCTGCATCATTATTTGAAGATGGAGAAGCTAGGTTAGTTATTTTAAAGTTGCCCGCAGAAAAATCGGCAGAAAGAGCCGAACCAGATCCAATTGTTTTATTAGTTAATGTTTGTGCTGTTGTCTTATCAACTACTTTATCTCTATCAACTGAAATGGCTATTGTATTTAACGTATCATTATATGTTACATTGATTCCATCATGTGTTCCGTTTTGTAAAAATGCTCCAATATAATCCTGTGTTGCTTCATTAACATCTCCTGGAGATATGTTAATATAAGAAAGAGAATTCCAACCTAAAGATCCATTTCCAACCTTTAGTCTATTATTATCAGTATTTAATCCAAGTTCTCCAGCCGCCAATATTGGGTTTGCTGCTAACCATTGTGCGTTTGTTCCACGTCTTATCTTAATTGCAATATCTGATGGCATTATGGAGTACCTCCATCAATTGATCCTGGATTTGGCAATGTGTTTCCAGATACAGAGAAAATATCTCCGTCATATGTATGTATGTGACTTAAAATTCCTTGACCAGCATTTGCTACTGGTAGCCAAGCCTCGCCTGTATAAAAATATAATTCATCATCAGTAGTATTATAGTAGATATCTCCAGCTTTACCGTCAGTTGGATTTGTTGGAAGGGCTACTGCATTTAAGGGAACTAAGCGTCTTACTGATGCCACTTATTTACTCCTAACCAGTTACTACTACTCGATAAGCTCCGCTAGATGGTGCTGCAGCAAATTTAACTGTTATTGCAGATGTTGATGTATGTTCAATGTCCACTTCAACTTGTGCAAAAGGTGATAGAACCTCATATACCTGAACAACAAGATCTTTTGTTCCTAAATTATGTGTTACTGTATAAGAAGTTGCAGATGTTGCAAGTGTTTCTGAGTATTTACGAACAATTGAATGATAGTTGGCTCCATCATTGGTTAATTGCCACTGATCAGCAGACTCGTTCCATTTCAGATCAACATCATTTTCAACACCACGATGTACCTTAATACCAGCATCAACAGATGGGGTATTTTCCTCTGGCATGTCGCTATTAAGATTTATATAGTTATCAGATATATTTACTTGTGTTGTATTTACTGCATTAATAGACCCAGTAACATTTAGGTCTCCGCCAACATTTAAATTATTTGGAATTGTTACATCATTTGGGAATGATGCAATTGTTGTATTAATTGTTGCATTTTCAGAACCATCAAATGAAACTGTACCAGTTACTTGACCAGAAAGACTAATAGTTCTAGCTGTTTGTAATTTTGATGCTGTATCAGCATTTCCAGCTAATGAAGCTGTAATTGTTCCAGCTGAGAAGTTACCACTTGAATTTCTTTGTACAACAAAGTTTGGAGTGTTTGCAGAAGAAGCATCTATTCCGTGAGTGTGATCAGATCTTGCTACTGATGTTGCTACGCCTTCAGAAGATGTTCCGCCAAGATTAACCTTTGATATGATAATTCCGCCAGTACCAAAGTCTCCACCCATTCTGGCCCAGTATGTACCATTGAAGAAGAAGAGAGCATTGTCTACGTTATTATAATAAATCTGTCCAGAAACTGGGCTCGATGGTGCTGAGCTTAAGTTTTGGATTCTGGCATTGGCTAATTCGTTTTTATTTAAGTCAATGCTTACAAGAAATTTTCTTGCCATTTATTTTCTCCTCTAAGACAGGTATGCTGTCCCTGAAAATGGTTGTGCCATTATCAGTGTTAGTTCGTCAACACTATTATAGTCTATTCCAGTCTCTAATACATCTCCAGAGCTAGCCTTAACAGTAACATTTGGCTTATAGCCAAGATTATGATAAATCTTAAGAGCCCATTGACCAGGCTCAAATTCTTCAACCTGTGGCAATTCCCAAGAATACTCCATAGTTTGTGCATTTAATGCAATTCTATCAGATGTTTCCCAAGATCCGTCGGCAGGCTTTGGACCCCAAAACTTTGAAGTTGTTTTATCATAATAAAAGTCTCCAGTTGTACCAATTTCATCACCTGGATCACCTTCACCATTTAAAATTGTTTTTCCAGCAGGGCCCTGTGGGCCTGGAGTATAAACAATTACTTCATTTACTTCTTCTGTAACGGCTAAAGTATTTGTCTCAGACGTTACTACAATTGTTTCATCAGCCATTATATTGTCACCGATCTACTTAAAGTTAAGTATCCTTCTAATAATTTTCTTTTAACGCCAACTTCATCTGTAACCATTAGATCGTAAGCTGATTTTGGATAAAACAATTTATTTGTTTCTGTTGGAGTCATTGTTATAATAATTTTTCCTAAATTTGGAATTATTTCAATTCCACCATCTTCATCAGAAGTTAATGTAACTGCTAATTTACTTCCGCCTTGAGTGTCACGAACCTGCATTTTTGCAGTAGCATCTTGAAGTACAATTGGATTTCCACTACTATCTTTATATTCGATAGTAAAAGAAAATGTTGTATTTTGGTCAACTTCAAAATTTTTTACAGATGCCATATTTCTCCTAATAAAAAAAGACTCCTATGCTTATTTTAGCATAGGAGCCATTTTAAGATGCTATTTAATTATTACTTCTTTGTGAAACCAAAAGCTGGTTCGTTTGTATTTAGCGCTTTTAGAATTACTGGCAAAACTGCTGCAATTCCACCCTTAACTAAATCTCCTGGGTCTGTATTACCAGTCATGTAAAGAGCGATGGCTGCACCAAGAAAATGGCGACCATAGCTTGCTAACGCTGCTAGAATCTTCTCTTGCATTGTTACCTTTCCATCATTATTTAGATCTTGTTTCATAAGATCCTCCTATTTCTGGGCCTTGTGCCCAGGAATTTTGGGTGTTACCCCAATTCTTATTATACGCCTATTAGGCGGAAATGTCTACAATCTCACAATTTCCATCTGAGGTGCAGGCAAGAGTCTGTGTGCCACTAGTCCCATCTTCTGTTTCATAGAAAGATAAATCTTCCCATCGAATGCTTGATGGCATTTTTGCAAGCAATTCTAAGTATTCTGTTTCTGTAACCTCTTGATATGGAGCTTGCTTGTAAGAGTGATCAGAATGCGGTAAAAATGAAATTCCAGATACCTCATCAAAATGCTTATATACCCAAGCACCAACTTCCATCCATTCATCTTCCTTTACAGAAACTGTAATAGATGGCTTATGTTCACACCATGCACGTTGATATACTAGCCAAGTATTTAGGTGTTCAATTGCCGTTAAGTCATTTCTAAGAATTGCACCTTCTGGTGCTTTTACTGGAAATGAAAATACATAAGTGTCGTTTGGTTTCATAAAATCATCTTCTACTGGAATTCCAACTTCCTTCAAAAATGTAGATAGTGGATCTTTCTTATCACCACGAACTGTGCGAATATAATACTGTGAATGCCATGGATGCATTCCTGAAGAAACTCCTACAAGCTGTGAGACAGTTCCAGAAGGTTTAACGCATGTGATAGCAGCAGATTCATTTATTCCAATTTTTTCTGCCTCTTCTTTATTGGTTTCACGAGCATAGTCACGGAGACCCTCTAAAGCCTCTTCAAGTTTTTTAAGATTTTCTTTTCCAGAAAAAAATTTATTTCCAAACTGACCAGTTAAAGAAACTCCAAGTAGGCGTTCCTCTTCTGTGTTATCTTTCCAAATCTTACGAAGATACTTAAAGTCTGTAAGAGTAGATTGCCATGTGCCAAGAATTGTGGCTAGGCGAACCTTTTCTGCTACTGTTTTTGTTGTGTCTGATTCTCTAATAACGACTTCGGATAAATTACAGAACTGATAAGGTCTAAGGATAATTTCTGAGCATGGGTTAGTTCCGTAGTGGATTTCTGGATCTCTACGACCCCACCTTGCTGCTTGCTTCTGAGCTGCTGCAACATTGTATATGCCACGCTCACCTGATTTTGAATCATATAGGTTCTTCCATTCAGCAATAAACTGTTCCATTTCTGGTTTGCGAGAATATGCTACTGAGTTATTTGATAATGCTCTTTGTGAATTGTTTTCCCACCAGTTTCCTGATTTTGCTGCAGCCATTTCAATATCATTAATATTAGACAAGGAAATCATTGCAGAGCGACGAACTCCACCAACAACTACAATTTCGCCAATCTTACACATAATATCATGAGCCTCAATAGGCTTCAACTGGCGACCTGCAGCTGATTTAAACTTTGCAATTGTAAAATCAAAAAGATTAACAAGTGGTTGTGGACCAGATGAACGACCACCCATTGTCTTAAGACGTGCACCTGCTGGGCGAAGTTTTGAAACATCAATTGACGGAATCTGTCCTGCCCAAAGCATTGCTAGAAGTTCACGGTATGCCTTTGCCCAACCAGTTTTTGAATCTTCTACAACAATAATTGTAGATGATTTTTCAAAAGATTCTGGGACGGCAGGAAGTTTATTAACATACTTATATTCAACAGAGAATCCTACACCCGTTCCACACATCAAGATATACATAGTTTCATCAAATGAACGTGGGTTATCTACTGGAACAAACGAGCAATTATATCCTGCTACATGGTCTCTATCTAATGCTGCTCCAGCTGTCATAACTGAACGCATTGATGGCATTACGTTTCGATTATAAACAGCGCTCTTAAGTTCTTCAACAAGTTTACTTGATGGCTCATAGCTATAATTTTGAAATAGATGATCAAGCATAAAAGCAAAATATCTATCTACTGTTTCACCCCATGTCTCACGACGATTTTCTTCAGAGATCCATCTTGCATATCTTGATAATGCAATAAAATTCTCATAGGGATTTTCAATAACTTTTGCCATTTTTGTATAAAACTCCTTCTCCGCCCTGCGGTTAATAAAAAAAATGAATAGGTTCTAATTCTACCAAACTTTATTTAGCGTGTGAAGGGGTTTTAAAATTTTTCCTCTAAATGTTTAAAAGCATTCTTAGTCAACTTAAGCCAATTATATTTTTCGTGAATTTCAGTCGACTGAGCATAGTAATATCCAGAATATGCTTTAAAGTTTTCAACAACATCAAACATTTGTTCTGCTAAATGGCTTTCATCTGGTTTAAACATTTTACCAACATGTGGATCTCCAACAGCTTTTGGTAAAGTCTCAGTTGTTAGTTGAGACTTTAACTTTAGTGGGCCAATATATTCTTTATATTCTGCCCATTGATAAGTTGTGATAGTTGGCATTCCAGAAGCAAGTGCTTGTAGTGGAATAAATCCAAAACCTTCTCCCCAGGTTGGATAAATTAAACAGTGGTGACGATGAAATAGATTAACCAGTTGATCAATATTATATTCGTCTTTAATAATTGTTATGTTGTTGTATATATCTGTAGGAAATACTAATTGTCCATATTTATTATAAGACCTTAATGTATGTGTATTATGGGCTTTAACAGTTAAATGATATTTTGGATTATTTCCAAAAAGCTTTCCAAAAACATCTACTGTCATTTGTCCGCTTTTTCTTGGAGCTGGCTCTCCAACATGTAAAAATCTAAAAACTTCTCCAACCTGTCTTTTATATGGTTTCCAAACATCTTCTATTCCATGCGGATAAACCATAATATCTTTTGTTACACCATTATTTTTAAATACTTCTGCATTCCAATTTGATGTTGCCCAAACTTCATCACAAATATTCATTGTGTCAGCCCAATCTTTTCTCATTCCAGTTGATTCCCATGGAGTATAACCAATTTGATACTGGCCTCTATGCATTTTATAAAGATGTGGCTGAGTAAAATTTAATTGAATTTGTGAATTTGGATCTGACCATCTAACCTCATGACCTAATTTATGTAATGAATTAACTATATGTTGTGCTGCATAACCAAAGCCCACCGCTGGATTTAATCCAGATCTTGGTATGTATAAAGAAATTTTCATTTTATTTTCTGGTCAACTAACTTGACAGTAACTTACTGTCAATGCTATTATTATAGTTCGTTATCTCTAAAGGAGGAAATGCCGATGGAGAATATAAAAGAGCGATTCAGCGATGTTGCACATAACTGGACTGCTATAGCAATGATAACATTATTTTTGTTCACAAACAATAGTGTTGTCAGCGTAATTCCAAAAGCGGAGGCTTTAGTTGTAAAACCAGAGCAGACGCAAATGCAAGAAGCAAAACTGAAAAAAGAAACGCTGGAAAAATTCAGCAACACTGTATATAAGCCTTCAGAGCTTCTTACAGACGAAGAGTTGGTAAAACTTCTCAAAGCTGTAGGATTTGAAGGTAGCGCCCTTAAAATGGCGTGGGCTATAGCCAAAGCGGAGTCTAATGGACGCCCTATGGCTTATAATGGCAACAGGAATACTGGAGACAGTTCCTACGGAATTTTTCAGATCAATATGCTTGGAAACCTAGGTATAGATCGTAAAGAGAAATTCGACCTGAGATCAAATGTACTATTGTTTGATCCAGTAATAAACGCAGAGATAACGTATTATATGACCAAGGGCGGAGATGATTGGTCATCTTGGCCAAATTCGATTGGCAAAGCTAAGAAATTGGTAATGCAATTTCCAAAAGTATAAGGAGATGAATTGAAGATACAAGTTGTATCTAAATATTTAACTCTGTCAGAAGAGGGCCTTGTTCCTGGGCTTAAGTGTCCAGTAGATCAAGGCCTTCTTCTACCTAATCAAGATTTTGATGATAATATATATTTATACTGCTTGTCATGCAGCTATAAAAATAATATGGGGTTAGAGGTATATGACAGAATTGAAAGAGCCGTCAAACAACATACAAACTGATGGCGGTAAAATAGTAGAACTCGATGCAATGGGCAGAGAAGTATTTTGGCAGGATATAGGAAGACCAAATGACTGAAGAAAATAATCCACAACAATCAGAAAACTTAGAAGATAATCTACCTATGGTAAATTATATTATGCTTCATAGGATTTACGACATATTAACACTCATTTCTAATAAATTAGTCGGAGCAGAAGATACTTCAAAAATGGTAAGCTATCATGAACAAGGATATTTGCTAGGACCAACTCCAGCATATAGTCCTCAAGAAAATCAAAACAACTCTTGACTTTAAATTTATATCATTTTATACTATAAAAGCACAGGTTGTAGCATCCCACCACTTTTGCTCCCTGTGTTACCCGTTAGGGTAGCAAATCCCAATCGGATCCGCCTCTGATTGGGATTTGTTCTTTTTTAGCGGTATAATAGACCCATATGAGATTAAGACATAAAATACAACCTTTAAACTCAACAGCAATTAACCTTGTTGTAAGAGAAGCTACTGATGCAATAAACTCTATGTCTATACAAAATGTTTCTAATAGCGGTTTTGCATATTTAGGAGCATCTGGAGTAACATCTTCTGATTATGGTATTAAATTATTTCCTGGACAAATATACACAATTGAACTAGCTCCATCAGATGACATATGGGCAGTGGGAGATTCAGGAGTCTCCGTAGCAATATTTAATATTGATAGATCATGAACACTTTAAATCCAGGTCCGATTCCACAACAACCTCCAGTTCATTGGAGCCCAACATTTCAAGCAACAGGGTTAACATTTACTGGTACAAATAGCACATATCCAACATATGGTTCAATATATGCCAAATCAGGATATGTTGTGACATTCTGGATACAAATAGACTTAAGTACAGTAACAAACTTTGGAACGGGACAACTAAAAGTAGATCTTCCTTATTCTCCACATGCTGGAACAATGCATCACTTCAATGGATGGATTTGGTATGACCCAATTAATCAGTCAAACCCAGATTTAGCAAATCATATTATTCTAAACGTAGATCATCTTCCAGGATCTCAGACATTAGATTTACATTGGCTTGGTGGAGATACTCCAACACCAAAACCAGTTAGAGAGTTTCCAGTAACTGCAAAAAGTCCGTATACTCTAACAACGGCATCTAAGATATACATTAACGGAACATACCTGACAGACATTCTCTGAGCCCCGTAACAGATTCGAACTGTTGACCTATCGCTTACAAGGCGATTGCTCTACCACTGAGCTAACAAGGCATTTGCTGGACCACCAGGGCTCGAACCTGGGACCTAGAAGTTAACAGCTTCCCGCTCTGCCGACTGAGCTATGGTCCATGAAATATTAATTATACTAAATATAGTGCGATTTGAAAAGTGCGCCCGAAAAAAGTGCGGCGGGACTAGAAGAGAATGTTTCACATGAAACAATGTGGGCCATATATGATATTTACGAAGCTTTACTACGATTCCCAGAAGATCTATTTAATTTACGCATATGCGTTCTAATACGGTGACAATTGCTACATACGATCTCACATTTAGCAATTTCTTCATCTATCTTTTTCTTGGACAGAGTAGGGATTAGTTCCATTACATTTGCATGCTTTTTACCACGAACGTGGTCAAAGTCCATGACATAATATGGATATTTAATCCCACAGTCCAAACAAGGAGTCTTCTCCTTAAGCTCTCTAATATACTTAGCCAAAAAAGCCTTCTGCTTGGCTATAGAGACCTTTTCTGTCTTCATCTTATGGTATTACCTACAAGAGGACTCATATGGCTTAATTATAGCAAGAGAGAATTTCTAAGCTTCCCGCCTTTTTAATTTTTCAATACAATTTACACAATAATTCTCAAGTACACCTTTATTGTTTAATCTTTCTACATACTTGTCATTATCACAGAAATCACATTTATCATTCATATTAATCCTAGTCAACTACAATATTAGATTTTATAAAATGTTAATAAAATTTTATTTTTTCATTTGCATGCTTTTTGATGATTGTATAGTGTCATATGGGCAAAGCCTGATCTTACTTCGATTTCCCGCCCACATTTATCACATTTTACAATCCGATTAGCAGCCATTACCGTATTATATAATTTCCTATTATTCTAGTCAACTGCTTTATATTGATATAGGTATCTTTATATATATTATATGTTTTTTTTATTGGATACTTCCAGATTTTTGCAAAGTAAACCCTATACCCTTTTTTCAAAATCAAAAAAGGAACCCCATAAATAGCAAGTTATAAGCTCGTATTTCAATGGTTGAACTCGTATAGAGCCACTGCACAAAATCTAGAAGATATGTTACACTTCCGTCATTCCGCCTTGAAGTTTAAACCCTTGATACTATCTCCGAAAACTGTTCAAGGTCTTTATTGTAACATAGCAAAAATTGCTAGGTCAATAGCTTTGAAAAACTTTTCTGTCAACTGCAAATCAAGATTTCTAAAATGTTAATATAATTTTAATTTGTATGATCCAGGGTTTGAAAATGTCCGATTTATCCCATTAGTGCGCCCATATGGCGTTATTTGTGGCGTATATCACAAACTTTTTTTTCAAAATGTCCGACATGTCCGATTTGCGACTTGATAAATGTCAGTGGGTAGGTATATGCTTAAGGTATAGAAAGTTAAAGAAAGGAAAACTAAAAATGACTAAAGTTTTATCACATCTAGTAAGTAAATGCCAATCCTGTAATTGGACAGGCGAACCGCAGGATATATTCTGCTCAGTAGATAAATCACACAAAACAGAACAGATGTTCGCATACTATGAAAAAGAAGTAGGATATACCTACAGTAAGGAGATTATCTAATGAATAGTCTAAATGTAATCGTAGAACCTAACCATGATATGGCTAGTAGTAATACTAAATCTAATGAGGTATTCCGCCTCGCTAATGGAAACTATATAAGCCGTAAGGCTTATGTATATATGGTAGCCTCAGAGGGTCTTATCTCTCACCGCTACCTATCACCTAACGAAAGCCGTTGGGTTATGGAATATAGAAAGGAAGTAGCATAATGTCTGCTAACTTATACAATATAGAAAGCTTACTAGTAGGTAAGCGTTATCGTAGTCGCTCTGTTGAGGGCGAAATCGTATCTGCTGAAAAGCATCCTAAAGCCGTATGGTATCAAGATGCTGAGGCGTATCTAGTAGAGATACGCAAGAATAGCGGGGGATATACCTACCGCACAGTAGCCGTTAGCGTGTGAGGTATCTCACACCTAATAGGTAGCGTGTCGGCTTGATAATGTCGGTCAAGTCTGATAGTCTAACGACATAACAAAATAAGAACTAAACGAAAAGGAATAAAATGAAAATCACTTACTCAGTATGGCAAGGCTCAATTTGTAAGGGCACAGGATTTACCGCTAAGAAAATGTCAGAGGTAATGGATACAATAAAGGAACTAAACAGCACAGATGTAAAGCCTAAGTTTGAGGCGTTCATCTCTAAAGTAGAACAGGAAGTAAAGTAATGATGACTAAGTGGGATAGTATTCAAGCAGATGTAGCGGATGCCTATGTTTGGATGGATGAAGAAGAACAGTATGAAAAACTAATAAAAGAAGAAGAAGATATTTTCGGATTTGCTAAAGCGATTGAAATTGACCACCTAACAGATGAAGAAGTAGATGAAGTATTTGATATGTTTGGAGATAAATAAATGACTATGAATAGACTACTAACTACCGCCGTTCAATTAGTAATGCTAGGCGTTACTATTCCGCTAGTATATGCGACATATAAAGACATAAAAGAAAATGGGTTATTTGGTGATATAAATCACAAATAATAATCGGCGTGTCGGTTTGACTTTTGTCAGATCGGCCCGCAGTCTTTTGCGGGCGTTATCCACAGGTTTATGCACAGCTGTGGAAAACCCTGAAGTTTTGAGCGCAAGTTATCCACATGACCTAAATCACAAAAATAGTTTTGCGACACGCCCGAAAAACACCCCAAAATGTCAGTGGTCTATGTTAGGATACTAGGTATCAAGATAAAAAAAGAAAGGTGGTCAAAATGACTACACTAAAATACGAAATCCGAGAGATTACTCTCGCAAATGTTTCCGATGAGGAAGCAAATCAAATTGTTTGCGTTTTCTGCGATGATTACGCTTCAGATACTTTCTGCGGAAAGTGTAATGAATACAAAGGTCTTATGACGCTTGGTGAATGGTTATCTTATACAAATGAAAGTTGGTTAGCATAATGAATTTAGATGAATTTAGAAATTATGTTCTCGCTCAGCGAGAGGCTTCTAAAAAAGAAGCAATTGAAATTTTATCCGCTACTATAAAGAAAGAGGTATCTGAATAATGGGATACATAGAAATTTTTCGCCTTGATGAACAAGGTGCTGGTTGGGTTGATTTATCAGAAGCCACTTCTGATGAATTACTAAATTTAGAAATTGGTTTATTTCAGGAAGGTGCTATCTAATGACTATAACAATTGGTGGATTAGGAAAACAAATTTCCGTTTATTGTTTTGTATGTTCTGAACAAATGTCTCATTGGTGCGTTGCTAGCAGCGGTTCAATTCGCTATGAATGGAAATGCGAACCTTGCGAATTATCTTTGAAATCAGATCGATTTGGAAATGCTAAATTAATTTCTAAATAACGGCGTGTCGACTTGACAAAGTCGATTTCGCCCGCAAAAGCTATGGGGGCGATTTGTCTGTTATGTCCGATTTATGAATTTCCCTGAAAATTCCTGGATCTTGTGATTTTTATCACACGACACGCCGTCTCATTTCTTGAGACTACCCGTCAGTATACTTGATAGTAGCGATTTTTTTTGTTAAACTAACGATAGTTAAAAATTAGAAAGGAATTAAATTATGTCAGATTTTTTAGATTATTTAGATGAAATTTACGAGGAACTCGTAGATGAATTTGGTCATGAAATCGAATCGAATTGTATTCATGATTGATCAAATGTGATGTAAATCACAACCACGCTTCGGCGTGGCAACCCGAAAATGTCAGACCCGTTTGCTATAATTGCGAACATAAAGAAAGGAAAACTAAATGTCAGCAAATGTCTATTCAATTGAAAGCCTATTAGAGGGCAAATACTATCGCTCAAATTCAGTAAGCGGAGAAATTACTCACGCCGAAAAAGATAATCGTGCCGTATGGTATGGAGAAAATTGCGAGAGTTATCTCGTAGAAATCCGACCTGATTATGGTTTCAAAAAAGTTTGGCGAACTTTGGCGGTGCGTGTCGCCGACTAAATGTCGGTGGCTTCCGCTATAATACAATTACTAAAACGAAAGGAAAACTAAAATGAGCAAAATGAAAAATGCGATTGAAGAAATTCTAAATTGCGAGATTTGTGAGGGCACAGGAATTTCTAGCGGTTGGGTATCACCTGACGGAGATTATGATTTTGAGTGGTGCGATTGTAATCCACACCACCTAAGCGTGGCGGAATAAAATGGAAATTTTTATCTGCGACAACTGCTCAACACTAGCCACCTTGTCGGTGGTTGGTGATACAATTCAACTAACAAAATGTAAATGCGTAAATGAAAGGGAAACTAATGTATAAAATAACTTGCGCCTATGATGAAAACGCTCCGCATTGGAGTAAAGAATACTCAGATGAACTAAATGCTCACGAGGAGTTTGCTAAATTTGTTGATTGGGGATTTGCTGAGGAATACGCAACAATAAACCTATTCACACCTAGCGGAAAATGCTACACCAAAATTTTTCACCGAAACGGAAAGGTAGTAAAGCGATAATGATGACGAGAAAAGACTATGTAGCAACTGCGGAAATTCTAAACTATGTTTCCGATAAAACACACCCAGCCGTTTTTTCTAAAATGGTTGTAGATTTTGCGGAGATGTTTGCGAAAGATAATCCACGATTTGACGCTAATCGTTTTTATTCCGCAAGCAATTACAAGATACCAAGTTTCAAAAACTAAAAATGAAAAGGACAGAAAATGAAAAACCTAGAAAGAATAAAACGAGTTTTGGAAATTCGCCGTAGTAATGCGGCGCAACCAATTCCAAGCAAAAAACAATATAAAAGAAAACCAAAAAATAAACGAGAGGAAAAAATAGAATGGCAACGCTAAAACCAGGGAGCAAAGGCTACCAAACTGCTATGGCTACAATTAGAAATAATGCTATAAGAAAACTAATTGCTAACCATGAAACTGAATATAAGAAATACTATACAGCAGAAGCAAAAAAAGCTGGTGTGTATAAGTATTCAAAGCAGCGTGTTCTTGTTTTAGAAAAACAACTAAAGCAATTACAAACAGAAATTAGAAAGCAAAAACAAATCGCAAAATAATTTCTATTTGCCCCGTTGACAAAACGGGGTAAATGCCCGCAACTACGTGTGGGGGCCCAAAGCTCGTTACGTCAAGATCCGACACACCCTGAAAATTTGTGAAATTTCTCACACAAAATAAATTTGAAAAATGTCAGTCCAAACTGCTATAATGGCGGTTTCAAACGAAAGGAACTTCAATGGGTTTAGATATGTATCTCTCTGCTCGTAAATATGTAAATAAAATAGATTGGTCTATTCTTGATAAACAAGAAGAAACTGATTATGCTGCTGCCACTTTTTCACAATGGAATGATATTGTAAATGCTGCTGGCTTAAATCATGTAGCAGATGAAAAAGATATTTATGGCGTAAGTGTTAGCGTAAATGCTGCTTATTGGCGCAAGGCTAATGCTATTCATAAATGGTTTGTCGATAATGTACAAGACGGGGAAGATAATTGCCAAGAGTTTTATGTATCTCATGCTCAATTAAAAGAGTTACTTACTACTTGCCGTCAAGCGTTACTTCATAAAGACCCTAAAGAATTAATGCCCTCTTCAGGTTTCTTCTTTGGCTCATATGATATCGACGAATATTATTGGGGTCAGATAAAGGGAACTATCAAGCAATTGTCCAAATTGACCGAATTGCCTGATTTTGAAGAATTGTCCTTTTACTATCAGTCGTCGTGGTAATCTGTCAGTACCCCCTGCTATAATATCCGCATAAACGAAAGGAAAAACTTATGTGTGCCGTATGCTATGGAAATGCTCATGGGCTAACTGCCTATTCTATCAAGCCTAATAATCTATGTGTAATCCACTATCAAGAATGGGCTCATGAAAAAACTTTTGACGAATTGGAAGGTACTCATGACTATTTTGAACTCTGCTAAATTAAAACGCTCTAACGATAGAAAGGTCGCTAATGCCGTCTCTAAAAATGGAAAAACCCCAACAATTGCCAACACCTTTGGATTACCCGCAGGAAAAAATTTCTCATGTCCTGGTGCAACGTCTATCTGTGAGACTGTTTGCTATGCTGGAAAATTGGAGAAAGTATACAAGGGAGTAAGGGCTAATCTCTTACACAACTGGGAATTGCTACGCAATGCAGATATGGATACCATGCTGCTATTGCTAGATGAAATGATTGTTGACTTTGTTAACGATTGTGAAAAAAAGTCTGCAGATAAATTATTCCGTATCCACTGGGACGGAGATTTCTTTAATGATACCTACGCATATGCGTGGAAGACTGTTATCTCTAATCATCCCGATGTTCAGTTTTGGGTATATACACGAGTAAAGTCTGCAGCGCTTATTCTTAAGGATATTCCTAACCTATCTCTTTATTTTTCTACCGACGATGAAAATAAAGATACTGGACACGAATTAAAAAAGAATAATAATAATATCCGCCTTGCCTATTTAGGAAAAACTTTTGCTGTCACCGAAAGTACGATGAAAGAATTAACTGGCAAGCCTGGTGCAAAATGTCCCGAAAATAATAAAAGTATTCCGTTAATTTCTACTAACGGCTCTGCATGTGTATCATGTGGATTATGTGTTTATGGAAAAGCAGATGTTAGATTTAGCGCAACTAAAAAATGAGGAGATAAAAATGAAATACTTTAACGCATTAATGGCCACGGTCCTTGGTGATGAAGATCAGCGTGAAGCTGCGTTACAATATTTAAAAGAAGTAGATCCAGAAATTTGGGGCCAGGAGGAATAAAGGGCCCGCAAGTATGTGCGGGGTTTTCCACAGGCTTACGGGTAAATTGTGGATAACCCTAGATTTTGTGAGAAATCTCACAAAGCTGCGACACGCCGATAATGGATTAGTAAATGTCGGTGGCTTAGGCTATAATTGCGCTATCAACAAACGAAAGGTAAAAATGAAAGATATGACTAGATGGGCATTATTCCCATTCACAGTTGACGGAGTAGAATTCGTATCCAAATTAGATATCGAAGGCTCAATGTATCAGCAAGTAAAAAAAGTGCCTGCTCATGTATTTAATTCTATGAACGAAAGCGCTATCCGTGAGTTAGTCGGTAAAGTCTCTCTCATGTCTAGAGATGAAATTCAGGTAGAACTAGACCGTGTTAATGAAGGCTATCAACAGGCTTATATAGCCCTAGCGTAATAATGTCGGTGGGTAGGTGTATAATCTACCCACCGCAACAACGAAAGGAAAAAAATGTTATCAACCGCTATTGAAATCTTAGATGTAACTAGAGATAGTATCTTTGACGACGACATAATGGGATTAGCAGGCGAACTACACACACGCCGAAACGAACTCTCAGATGAAATCTATGCTAAGTATTTATTTATGTATTCATCGGCTATTGCTAGTAAAGTAGCAGACGGAGTAACTAAAGTATTACTAACAGAACAACAAATGTCCGACCTTATTGCTACAATAGAGGAAATGGACAACCTATCCGAAACTATCTTAGAGGAGAACGAATAAATGGGAAGTAATCTCGCTTATGACCTTGCGTCAGATGAACTAGGCTTAGACTTAGAAACTGCTATTGGCTATCACTTACAGGGTAATCATTACCCACCCGTCCCGCTATCTATGGTCGAACCTTGTATTGAGGCTATTGACGCTTATTGGGACGAGGACTATAACAAACTGATCGAAATGCCTAAAGGTGTAACTTATCGTGGAGATAGATACGCACCCGCTCACGCTATTGTGGAACAGCACCACTTAGATGCGTGGCTACCGAATTGTGACTAAAATCACATAGGCAGAGGATACCGCTTGTCGGTGGCTTCTGCTATAATCAACCCCTAACGAAAGGAAAAAAATGAACACACTAGAAATCGGACAGACAATCACAACCGCAAAAAGCGGTGTTGTCGGAGTAATCAAGGCAGTAGATAACCACCCAAGCGGTGTAAGTCGTGTATTGCTTGATGTTGATGGAACAGAACGCTGGACAAGCGTATCTAACTAAATAAAGATAAGACCTGAGTAAGTCTATAAACTACTCCACAACTTTGTCGGTGGTATCCGCTATACTATCGGCTCAACAACCAACTAACGAAAGGAAACAAATGAGTAGAGGAAAAGCGATAAATGTAAAAATCGCAACTACTAAGGTAATCAAGGCACTAGAAACTCGCCTTGCGAAACTAAATAAGGATTGGGAAAGCCAATCTGAAAATGAAGCAAAGCACCAAAAGGCTATTGAGAAGTGGCGTAAGGAAGTCGGTAAGTTTGCTATTGCTAACATAGCAAAAGCAGAAAACTTCCACACAAACTATCGCTCTTGGAACAAAACCCTAAATGTGGATTTTGACCTAACTTGTGCTGAGGGAGATTTCCCTGCTGAACCACAGCGAGATTTTGAGCAACTTCATCAGCATACTTACAATGAGATGAAAGAGGAAATGGAAAACGCAATCCGTATTCTCAAAATGACCGACGAGGAAGTAGTTTCTACTTCTACTTACAACGCTATCGCAAGATACTTGTAATAATGGCAGGGGGCTAGACAAAATCTAGCCCCCAATGCTATAATCTTTATCCCTACTAACAGAAAGAAATGAAAATGAAAAATCGTTTTCGTGTAGAAATCTATGATGAGGACAAGAACAATGACCTCACAATTTATTCAGAGCAAGGCGTAGATAAAGAGTATCTAACTGAATTAGTTTTTTCTAATCTCCGCCGCTTCTCTGGAAATATTCGTGCTTATGTTTATGACCAACTAAAGAAAAAGAAAACAACAGCACTTTATTTACCAATGGAAGTTTTGCCAAAGAAAACTGAACTAACTAAACTGCTGGGCTAATGATCTTGGGGCGGGTTTGGAAATAGTGTAATCAGAGCTCTTCCCGCCCCATCTTCCCATCTCAAATAATAAGACGCCCCCACAGCTGCGGGGTTATCCACAGCCTTACGGCAACCTGTGGAAAACTCCCAAATTTTTGTGATATTGATCACCTGGACAATTCGGACATAATGAAACTAACTATTTACAATGTCGGTGGGGTCTGCTATAATTTGGATTCAAATAAACCTAGAAAGGAAAATCATGGCTCATAACCTTGAAACAAATGGCAACGAAGTTGCCTTTGCTTTGCGTGGAACTCCCGCTTGGCACAATCTCGCTAACCGAATCTTTAATCAAGATGAAACTGTTAGCACACAACTAATGCTCGATGAAGCAAAACTATCTAATTGGAATGTTTCGCTTTCTCCTGTTGCTGACCATATTCCCGCAGAATGGAATGATTCAAGCGGTGCTCAATATGTAACTAGAACTAATCCGTTTAATGGCGGAACTGATGTTCTCTCTGTTGTTGGCTCACGCTATAAAGTGGTTCAGAATGAAGAATTATTTTCATTCGCTGATAATATCCTAGACGGAGATTCTCGCTGTGCTTGGGAATCTGCTGGTTCTCTAAAGAATGGAAAAGTTGTTTTCGGTTCTTTAACTGTTCCCCGTGAAATGGTGTTAGACCCACAAGGTGCTAACGATAAAACCAAATTGTATTTAATTGTTTGGACTTCTCACGACGGGTCTGTTGCTGTTCAGGCAGCAATTACTCCTGTGCGTGTAGTTTGCCAAAATACTCTTAATCTTGCTATGCGTAATGCTAAGCAATCTTTCAAGATTCGCCACACGCAGACCGCTGAGGGTAAGATTCAAATTGCTCGTGAAACTCTTGGGCTTGCTCTTGGATACTTTGATGAATTCGAGAAAGAAGCGCAGGAACTCTTCAAGCAGGAAATTACTGATAAGCAATTCTCTGACCTTATCAAAACAATTTATCCTAAGCCTGAAGATAAATCTAAATTGGCTCTTACTAAGTGGGAAAATAAAGTTGTTTTAATTGACGACCTTTATTTTAATTCACCTACTAACGCTAATATCAAAGGCACAAAGTGGGGTGCGTTTAATGCGCTTACTGAACGCCTTGATTATTTCCGTTCAACTCGTAAGAATAATTCAGAATCTAAGTGGGCTTCTGCTTCAGGTTTTGACCCAATTATTACCGCCGAGAAAAATAAAATTCTCAAGTTGGTAAAATCATTCTAAGTAAATAACTTAGAAAAAATCCTGAGCAAGATTTAAAACTGCTCACCATTTGGTTCCGTAGAATAGTTTGGTTTAATTCGCTACCCTGTCACGGTAGAGATCACGGGTTCAAATCCCGTCGGAATCGCAAGCTGAGATTTAAATATCAATATGTGAGACGCCCCCAGACTTAAAGGCCGATTTTTTGTGTTACGAATCACAAAAATAATCCCTGGAAAAGCTGGACAAATGTCAGTGGGGCCCTGTATAATTCTCGGCATGACAGAAACCTGGACTAAAAATACATATGCATGCGACCCTGATGAATGTGATACTTTGATCGAAATTACAACATCAGATAAATTTGGATTCCCATCTGGGAGTGTGAATAATGTCACATGTCCATGTGGACGTAGACCCAATCTTTTGTCAGTGGAGCCTGCTACAATTGCACCAACAATCGAAAGGAATGAAATGGAAACAACAAGCACAATGCCTGATACGTATAATCCTAATCTTCTTGTTACATACAAGTCGATTAATGATAACTATGAGGCAACATATCCAAGTATAAAGGTTGTGGACCTAGAGGGAAAACTAGATTCCTTGGTCCGCCTTGAAAAGCAACTAATGAAGAGCAATGGTCAAATTGGTCAGATTATTGATAATCTAACTGTTGAGGGTTGGTATAATCCAAACACAGATAAAGAAGATATTCTGCGTGACCTTTGCGAAATTCTCGAACACGAGGCTAAGCAAGATATTACAATTACTGCAACTGTGCAGGTAGAAGTTACCTATGCATGTCCATTAGACGAGGTCGAAGACTTCGATGCTAAATACTTCTTGCAAGATAACTTAACTGTAGATTCATGGCACGGAGACGTTGTTATCGAATCATTCGATGTTGAAGACGCAGATGTGAGTTGGTCCTAATGTATTTTGAGTTGACTGCTCCAAACCAGGTGGCCCTGCAAAGGGCCTACTGGTCTGCAGAAATGATGGGACTAGACCCTCAATTAATTGCACCATTGACATTCAATATTGGAACTGGTAGTATTGAGAAAGTAAGTTCAATCAGAGATACATATAATCTAAAAGAAACTTATGTATCAGACTACGAGCCAACAGGATATACAAGGAGATAGAAATGGATTACCAAGACGGTTTTGAAGACGGTGTTAAATTTGCTCGTGAGGTTATTGTTGCCAATATTAGACAGTGGGCGGAATCATCTGACGATGGACAAATTTATGATGATATCGCTGACAGAATTGAATTTGGTACAGTAGACTATGACCTCTGAGGATCTAAATAAATGGATTGGGTGTGACCAATGTGGTTCCGCCCAAGCTATGTATCTAATTAAATTAATGGACGGGGAATTAGCATTCTGTGGCCATCATTTTAATAAAAACAAAGAGGCCCTTGACAAGGTAGCCTATGAAATTATACAATTGAATAAGACAGAAGAAGTACCACAAATAGAAAAGGAAGAGGTATAAACGGTGGGAGATAGAGCAAATTTCGGATTCGTACAACCGAACGGTAACACAATAGTACTATATGGGCACTGGGCAGGATATCAGATGTTAGGCAAACTAGCGGACGCCGTCATCGCTGCTCGTCCTCGTTGGAATGACCCAGCATATGCTACACGTATTGCAATTAGCCAAATCATTGGCAACGATTGGAATGCGGAGACTGGCTTCGGACTACATGTCAATGAAATCTCAGACAATGAGCACAAGATTGCTATTATTGATTGGGACCAACAGATATTTAGTCTTCATGAACAGGATGAATTCCGTAACACGGATAACAAGGTCCGTGGCATGAAGAACGAAGCACTTTTCACAATGGACCTTTCGGCATTCTGTGAGAAGTATGCACTCGAAGGAATGCTAGTCAACTAATATGCTATAATAGGACTAGGTCTTTGTGGCCTGTTCGTTGAATAGTAAGGTGCGGCTATTAGGCTTCCGCCAAGTCGCTAAGTAATGCAGCTTTTACTTAAATTCCTTTCGTTTTGCTAGCAGCCTTACTTGTTTTAAATCCCCCAGTAGCTTTCCTGGGGGATTTTTCTTTGCCCTCAGCTGGTGAGGGTAACATATCTCTTTTACGGTTGTCAACTATTTTCCCTGAAAATTTCACAATATGAGATCGAGCTCGATCAATGTGGTGGGCATCACAGGGATATATTATAGACAAATGTCAGTGGTCGGATATATAATAGGAACCTAAGCGAAAGGAAACAATATGCCAAATTGGGTATATAACACAGTAACAATTCAAGGTCCAAAAGAGGAAATTGATTATATCAAGGATAGATTGAATCGTCCATTTACTTTAGCACAAGAGACATATGGTATGGGTGATATTAGTCTTTCAGGATTCCCCACCAAAATTAAGCAGGTTGAATATAACAATCCTGTATTTGCATTCCATAATATCTATTCCTATAAAGATGCTGGAATTACTGATGAAGAGTATGCACGTCAACCTGACCGTGGCAATATAGACATGAAGAATGACCCTGATTGGTTCCGCAAGTCTGTTGAATTTGCTAAGACCCAAAAGGATTGGTATTCATGGAATAATTCCAACTGGGGAACTAAATGGGATGTTGCTGTTCGTGATGATGATGAATATCCTGAAACAGAACTAATTGAATATAAGTCAGAGGGTGACGATAATTGGCTAGTATATAAATATAATACTGCTTGGTCTCCTGCTGTAACTATCTTAGAAAAACTATCTCATCTTGTTCCGAACTCTCTTATTACATTAGAATACGAAGAAGAACAGGGTTGGGGTGGAGAGATAGAAATAGTTAGAGGTAAAGTAACAGAACTCTATGACTATGATTCTAAATGCTATGCATGTGATTCTCTAGATACATTAGATTATTGCGATAATGACTGTGGTCAATTTTGCTCTAATTGTAATCAAGGTTCTTGGCAGGATGAAGAGGCTATGGCAAAATGTCAGACCCACATGGTATTATTGGAAACTACAGAAAAGGCGGAAGCATAATGGCAGATAGACTAGAACTAAATGACCGTGGTTCATTTTTAGATGATGAAAATGAAATGGTTATTGGAGCAATTATTCAGGAGATATCTGAACAATTGTTTGAAGATTGGAATAACTCTAATTTAGATGAGGGCACATTCTATGCAGATTGGAAGATTGCTGAATTGTCTAATGATAATTATCTAAAAGGTAGATTTAATCAGTTTTATGATTTGACACCTGATGATGATGAATATCTAGAATGGGATGAGGAGAAATAATGTTAGGATATGACTTAGAGGATTTAAATATAATGATGGATACATTAGGGGATACTCTGACTTCCGCCAAATTAACTAAACAGCAACAAGGTGGATTATTAACTACTCTAACATTCTTACAAGGTCTATGGGCAGAGGGGTATTTTGAATAATGGGACTATATGACGAATCCTGGTGTGTAGACTGTGGTAAATCACAGCCATATTCACCTGATGATGTAGTATGTGGTTCATGTACATCTGAGGCATATGAATCCCGTTCTAATCATTTAATTGAATATATAAAGCTTCATTTAATTAGTCTTGAACAAGACATTGAGAAGTTATCTGATGAAATGGAAAAGGTAGATATGAACTCTAAGGCCTTTAATGATATGGACTTTGAATATAATAATCTATCAGGGCAGTCTATTGCTACCCGCCATTTATTGTCAGTGGCTAGTGATATACTGGGCATTCAAACAGAGGAGAAATAATGCAAGAACCAGGAATGTTTACAGAGAAACTGGACCCACACCTACAACGTTTAGTAGACGCTGGAGTTAACGGGCTCGATATCATGCATGGGCATTTGAAGATTCTCATGCTGGAGGCTGAGGCACAGTATGAAGAAGCACAGCGTATTGAGGAGGAAGACGACTACTCAGACGCAATGCAGTCCATGGAGCGGAAGTACTGGGAGGGCCAGTGTGACGCTCTAGCACATCTATACAAGTTAACATATGACTTATCATTTGCAATTGCTGATATGAAACGGGAGGAAGAGTAATGAAGCCTGGAGATAAAGATAAATTAAACCAATGCCTGGATATTCTGGATACTACGGACCTAGGGCTCTCATTGGTCTGGCTGTGGACATGGTCCACGATCAAAAACTTTATGGCTGATGAAACATTCATCATGAAGAAGACAGAGGATGAGATGTGGGACTGTCTCTGTGAGGCTGTAGACGCAGGCCACGGGTTCTCTCTGGAATACGGGGCGGAACAACATCATGAGGACGTAATGGAGTGGATGTTGAATCGTGATTACATGGTCGACTCTATGTTTGAACAAGACGAAGAGGAAGACGATGACTAATCAAGACATAATTAATTTTAAATTAGAATTAGCCCGTGCATGGATTAATAACGGGCAGCACGATTTGGCTAAAGAACTAGTTAGATCTATTATCGAGAGGGACGGGGGACAAAATGAGTAATTACGCACCAAGCTTAGAAATCCTGGAAATTGCATATGAAGTATCACCAGGAGGAGAAAGGACATTTGAAGTCTATGATAAAGATGAATCTGATCCAGTATCTATCCCAATATATGAGACAACATCCTTGACAGATGCTTGTGAATTCTGTTACAATCTCGGTAAGGATTTTATTGTACGTACATATGCAGAGTGGGAAATGAGGGAATTACTTGCAGACATTTAGAGTAATTGGAAGAAGAATGTCCGATTATGCTGCCACCGTAGAAGCAGCAAATGCGGACCAGGCATATGACATTGCTGCAGATTTAGAGACCCACAAGTGGTCTCAATTGGAAACAGATGATGTGATCGAACCAATTGAGGTGGAGCTCATAGACATACAACTAAATAAAGATATAGAAGATGAATGGCCATCAATGGAATCTGGGATTGTAATTGAGGGCAAATAATTTATCTTACGGGGGTATTTACAAATTCGTGAATATCCGATATAATAAATAAAACACCTATCATAGAAAGGATAGACATAATGACAACAAAGCGAGAATATCTAGCATCAAAGGGAATTACTGTTGGCCGCCGTGGCCGCTTCTCAGGTGCAGCAAAGCAAGCTTTGGCAGAGGCGGAAAAGAATGGGATCAAGTTCACCGCTGAAGTCAAGACCCCAAAGAAGTAAATAAATAATTCTAAAGGGGCTGGCGAAAGTCAGCCCTTTTTGATATAATGGCAGGTTCTAAGAAAGGCGGACAATGAACAGTAAAGAAATCAAAGTAGGAGAACTCCTAGCAAACTCAGTTGAAGACCATTGGTTCAACCCAGCAACGCTGGGTCATTATCTCAGTCAGCAACCACATTGGACTATCGACAGGGTAATGGAGGTCGTCTGCTGGATAATTGAGAAGAATGCTCGTATCTATGAGGCAAAGGCGGGGAAACAAGAAATCTCCGAAGGTCTAGCCTTGGCATATAAACTAGACCAAATCATAGATAAGATAAAAGAAGCAAATAACTTCAACAATATCAAACTGCCCTAAATAGAAACAAATTAAACCCAAGTTAGTATGCATAGCATTCTGATTTGGGTTTTTTCTTTTTCAAAATGTGGGCAGCTTTTCCCGTTTACGGGACATATATAAAATCCCTGAAAATTTGATCTAAATGAAATAAAAACTAATTAAATGTATATAGAATCTCACATAATGAGATCCAAATCTGTCAAAATATGGGCCAAATTTGTCGTTTACGACCACATATAAAATGCCCCTGAAGCCTTGACAATATGGGCCAAATATGCTCTTTACGACAATATGAAAAAAATCCCTGAAATGTATTGACAAGAATTGGTCAATATGGTAGCAAATTGGGATTACGTCTTATATAATGAGATGGCCAATTACATGTATATATCTAAATATAATAATTAGTAATAATTGATAGTAATTTGATAACCATTTTACTCCACAATACTCCACTTTACTCCATTAAAAAGGGCATATAAAGCCCATACAAGGGAGAAAATGGGAGGGGGTAGGAGAAGTATTAGCTACTCTTCAAATGAAATTTGTGTAGCCCATATAGCGTCTTGATCCTTATCTTGAGCTATTCTTGGGCAATAATCTGGATTTCTATTACATCTTGGAAATAAAGAAGATTTATCGCATTTACATAGACTGGTCATTTTTATTACCTAAATATCCACCTATATTGGGATTCATCATCTCTTTGGATACTTTCTTGCCATTGGGATATGTATAATGTAATACTCCAGGTATACTGGTATCGAGTATTACTTCTGTCCCCGCCTCAAAATGGTCTGAGCATACGAATTTAATCTCATATCCATATGCATTAATTCCAGTTGACTGCTTTTTACAGATATGACATTTAGAGGTTTTGAGTTTATTTAACTCTCTTATTGCATCTAAATATCTTTGGGTCAACTATGAGCCTCTACGACAAATCCATTTTCACGATCAAACATGACAAACTCCATAGATTCAACTGTAAAGTATTCCTTTAGGGTGTTTATAGCCTTATCTAGGTCTAAGCTTCCGCAGGTATATAGATCGAATTGTAGCAATCCTGGATTAGGCTCATCCCAAATATGAAAGGCAATATGGCTAGTTTCGATCATAACTATTGCGGTTAGACCCTTATTCCCTTCTGCATCTACATAGGATGCAAATGGGCCTTTTATAATCTTCATATCAATTCGGTTGACTAAATCTTTTAGGAAATTAATTCCCTGTTCTTCTGTATTCATTGGATTGGTTACTTTAGCATTAACCAATAAGTGCTTATGAAATATCATTTATTTCTCCTTCTTTATTAATCTCCAGGCGTCTCCAGTTACTGGGTCTTCCTGCCATTCTGTATATAGCCAATATGGATATCCTAGATTATCGTAGTCATCCCATGCTTCCCCGCTTAAATCCATATTCTCTAAATCCTCTTTTAGCTTAGCCATATCTAATTGATATAGAGTTCCCCAACGCATATATGGTCTACCAAGAATATCATATAATCTCCACCAAAGCTTCAGTCTGAAGTCATTCTGAAATACTCTTTCTTCCGCCCCCATATTATCTAATAGGTCATGTCTACGTAAACCCAGATAAAAGAACTTCATAGACAATGGCTCAAATAGGTAATTGGCCAGCCATCGCAATGGCAATATGCGTGTGTTCTGGATTTTAATAGAAATGTCTTCTCTCATCGCCGCACTTTTCGCTTCACTAATTGCGTGGTATATTCCATAATATTTCCTTATCTTTATTATAATATCTAGCTAATACAAATAGTAGATCGGATAGTCTATTTAAATATATTGGGATTAGATCATTAATATTCTCGTATTCGGTTGCCCACCATACCTTTAATTCAGCCCTGCGAACTACTGTCCTAGCAAAGTGTATAGAGCCTGTAGGGAGCACAAACGAATTTAATGGCTTTAGCAGGGCGTTAGTACCATCTATATAGGTCTCTAGTCTATCTATATATTCTTGTGTAATCTTAATCTTATCTGAACCACATAGGTCTGCTCCAAGATCGAATAGGTCATTTTGAACCTGATTAAATATTTTATAATTGCCATCTTGTGGAATTAATCCAATAGCTGAATTTGCTTCATCTACTGCTCCTAGAGCAATAATTATTGGACTGTCTTTCTTCTCCCGCCGATTATTTGCTAGAGAAGTGGTTCCATCATCACCAGTCTTAGTATAAATTTTAGTTAGATGAACCACTTACTCAACCTTTGCCATGATATGTTTATGGTTAATCAATAAATATTTATTTCCTTCTTCATCTTCAATGTCTGTACCTGTGTGGTCTGGGAAATATACTATGTCTCCAATTTTAAGTTCTGGAATAGAAACAAGGTCCCCTTTGTAATTGACTTCACCAATACCCATATCTACAATTGTTCCAGACTTTGGGCCATAGTCATTAAATGATGCAGAAATAACAAGTCCAGACTTTGTTGTTTTATCCTCTTCCTGCTTTTTTGTAATTAATAACATCCCGCCTATTGGTTTAATCATAGCATTTCCTTCCACTTATCTGTTTGTCTACATATTGGACAAAATAACATGCCCAATGGCTTTCCGCAATCACATTCTAAAACACTATTAGTCATATTATTCGTCGTCTAATTCCACATCAAATGGATCACTTAAATCTAACTGATTTAAACTTTCTAGAGATTTATATCCTAATATAGTAACTGCAATAAAGCTGGCTATTGCAATTAAAGCTAATGCCAATTTCTTGTTATTGCTCATTTTGGATCCTCCATTATCATGTCTATAATTGCATAGCAGTCACATCCGCCATACCTACATTCAACCATTCGTAGGCCATACTTTCTTTCTTCGCCTTCTGCTGCCAATAAATGTTGTTCTTGAATAAGAGACGCTACTCTTTCTCGTTCTCTTTTTTCAGCTTTTTTACACCCATTACATGGACACTTCCAAATAGTTTTCTTATAACTAATCTGATCTCTAGGGTCTCGCCAAGCATTTTCTGCTGCTTCAAGATCCATTTTTATTTTCTTCCAAATCTTCTACTAGGCTTTCGTATCTTCGTTTCCAAGTTTCAGCTTTTTCTTCAGCATCTAACCATTGTGATTTCATAAAATCATGTTTTTCATATGCCTCATTTATAAGGTTCTGCATATAATTAGTTTTAGATGTTATATCTGAATTAGTTGCTTGAGCTCTTCCTACAGCAATTCCAGAAAATAATATGATTAAATCCCAAAGGATCCCCCACATATCCGCCTCTTTCTCTATGCCTTAATTATATAGGAAAGTCCAGGGTTTTGTCAATAGAATCATCTATTGTTTTGCTATGTTCTTTAACACAATTCCCGCACTCTTTACACATATTGCTCCAATAAAGATCCCCATAGGCCCTAATTTGTAGGGCTTATGGGGAATTGTATTTATACCTTTTTAGATCTTCCAGTTCTTTTTTGAGGAATACTTGTTTCACGTCTGATGCCATGTTTATTGGTATCAATTCTTGTCAAAGCCCTTTTGTCCTGAACGCCTGATCTAAATTTACCTTGGCTTGGATTTTTTCTTCCAACTTCTTGCGAAGTTACTGCTCCAGATGGTTGATTATTTGGAGGAGTATCCATACCTGTTCCATTATCACTCATTAATAAATCTTTCTCTTTGTTCTGGAGTTGCAGTCATATTTAATGTAAGACCAGATTCTCCATCACGGGTAACATCAAGCATGCCTCCTGGGATTTTTGCATCTCCCATTCCAGTGCCTACTGTCTCCATCCCACAACCGCATTCAATGCACATTACATGTTCTCTGATTCTGGATATGCATTTGTTTCTGCACGATTACCCATTTCATATGAACCTTCTGCATTAAAGCCTGCATTTCCTTGAGCTGAAACGTCCTTTGCAGGGAAAGCTGACTTCAATGGTTCTGTATAATTTACTGATGGTACATTATTTGTTGTCATTTTATTCTCCTATAGGTTATTAGGCATTTTAGTTGCCTAAACCAATTATATCATTTTTTATACTTGTCATGCCAATGATCAGAACATATTTCTATCATTTTTGACTCTGTAGTAGTAAGATGAGTGGCTGGATTATTACATCCAGCCACCTCACATTTATTTTGCCCCATTAGCTTTCTGTCCGTTATATCCAGTTTTTTTCTTATTCATTGATCCTGGTTTTTTAAATCCATTACCTTTAGGCATATTTGCTTGTCTTATTGCCAAAGATTTTTGAATTTTATCTAAATGTTTTCCCATTACTTCTTTTTTGTAGTTTTCTTAGGAGCAGTTTTCTTAGCAGGAGTCTTCTTTGCTGGAGACTTCTTTGCTGGAGCCTTCTTTTTAGCTGCTGGCTTCTTTGCTGTTTTCTTCACAGTAGTTACCTTTCTTTCTGGCTCATCTAAAATTAGAGGAGTATGCTTTAACTCTTCTGGGAAAAGCCACTTTTTAAATTTATTCCACATTATTTTTTATCTATCTTTCTGATTATATAATCAATTACTAGTTGTGGCTTCCAGTCATTTGGAAGCTCAAGATTACGGATTTCTTTTACTATGTCCCGTCGAACTTTATCCTGTATGTAATCTTCCACCATATTATTCTATCATTTATATAATAAGGAGGCAAGACCTTAGTCCTGCCCCCTTATTAAAATTAGATTACTTTACTAAAGTAACCTTAGCCTTAGGGTTCTTCTTGTTCCACTTAACAGCGAGAGCATTAAACGCCTTCTTAAGGTCAGCGATAGCCTTTGTGCTTGCAGCGGTTGCTGCTGCTGCATCAGCCTTTAGCTTAGCAATTTCAGCATCCTTAGCTGCTGAAGCCAATTTTGTTGCTTCATGAGCAGCCTTTTCTGCTGCCAACTGTGCTGCAATTGTTGCAAGTTCTGCTGTAATATCACGAACCTGTACAATCTTTACTGCTGAAGCAGATGGAGTGCTAAATCCAGTAACTGCTGTTGCCATGTCTGCAGATGCAGCATATACAACGATTGTAACTGGGCCAGTTGCTGGAGCAACAAACTTAACGTCTGCTGAACCAAAATTTGTTAGGCCAGATCCAGTAGTTACTGTTGTTGAGTCTAATGTAGCACCATTAGCAATTGCTGAAATTGACTTTCCAGAAATCTTATTTCCAAATACGTCAACTGCTGAAATTGTTACAGTTACTGATGTACCTGCTGCTGCTGCGTCAACTCCACTTAGAACAAGGTTGTTGATCTTGTCAGTTGTGCCCTGTACAAAATATGTTGTTGTGGTTCCACCATTTGTAATGGATACTGAACCAATTGCTGTCGTTTTAGTATATACATAAAACGTTGCTGTTGTACCTGTACCAACATTTTGTGACCAAGTAGCAGCACCTGATGCTGCAGTCTTTGGTGAAGTGCTTGTTGCTACTGCATCAACAATTAAAGCATTTGTTGCAGAAACTGAAACAGATGTTCCAAGATCTACTGTTGCGACGAACTTTACAACATCAACATTGTCTACAGAATTATCTGTAGGAACTGGACGTGTAATTGCGCTGGTTGTTGCTGTACCAGCAGTTGCTGGAGTATCATAATCAGCACCGCCAGCCTTTGCTGCGTTCCAAGTAGTTACTGCTACTGTCATAGGAGCAGCACTTGCAGGTGTTGCCACGAGTGTGCCCATAGTCATAGCTGCAACTACGGCTAGAGCGATTTTCTTAAATGACTTCATTTAATTTATTTCTCCTTATCATATCCACCCCTTAATGAGCGTGGAAACTTAATTTGTGTACGAGTTCCGCCATTGAGACGGTGAGTGATTATCCTCAATTTCATTTTTCATATCAATGTCTTCGTACATTCGAACAACATGCATGCATGGATCCTGACCATCGTCAAAGCCTTGCATTTCGTGTTCGGACATTGGTAGTCCGTCATGTGTATAGCATACTGGAGGTCCACACCATCCCTTTTCTATCCCGTATGCAATCCATTCATCAAATGTTAAATCCATTCTGCCAACTCCTTCATCAGGCGGTGTTTTGGCATTGCTCCCACTAAAGTGTGGACTGGATTTCCATCCTTAAATAATACCATAGTAGGTATTGTTTGTATAGAGTATTCAGAAGTTTTTATCTGATTCTCATCAACATTTAATTTTCCAACCAAGAGTCGAGTTTCGGTTGAGAGTTCTTCTAATATTGGATTCATTTTTTTACATGGACCGCACCAGTCTGCCCAGAAATCCACCAATATTAGCGGGTTATCTTTAATTGTTTGATCAAAATTTGAGTCAGTAATTATCATGCTGCCATCACCTTCAACATATGGGTAGGCCAATAATATTGGCATCTGTCACAGCAAGGCCTGTTGTTTTTATCTGTAACTGATGATGCAAACTCTGCATAAAAAATAGGATCTTTGCGATATAAATTTGCTTTATGTGTAGCATTTACACGCTTAATAGTTGTAGGATTAATAGCCCACAAAGGAGTCTCATCTCCCCAATTTAAAGATGCACGAGAGCGGGAAAGTTTTTCTAGGTTATCTTTATTTTTATCTGTTTTGATACCACGCATATCTGCCAAAACAACAGCAGTCATAGCATAGCGATATAGCTCAGACTCCGCACCTTCCCACATTAAAACCGCTGGGTGATTCCGCCAGGCATTAGATTTAGAGTTTCCAGTTAATATATTAAGTATTTGATAGCACTCAAGTATTTGTTTATTTAGACGTTTATTGTCTAGAGCATCTAGGCTATCACGCTTAGATGCATATGGTAGAAATGTTTGCATATTCCTATTCTACTAAATAGACATAGGAAAAGTCAATACCCTTATGGCTTATCTTTTAATTCTTCTGCTGCTGCGTTAAATTTATCCATGAAGCTTTGAATGACAAACAAAGTAGTTTCTTGTGCATTTTTACCAACGGCTTCTGAACTTAATTCATTCTTTTCTTCTTCTGGCATAGCGTTATACCAACGCTGATATAGCTCTTTAGCAATATCAATAATTATTGATTCTAATACAGTGGTTTGATTTGACATTACTCTTTTGGCTTTCTATCGTACCACTTGCCAGCGTCAAGTCCTGGAAGCTTAATGCCCTTTGAATCAAGCAATGCTTGTAGGGTAATTTTTAAATATTCTGTTTCAAAATGTAGACGCATGACCTCTAATTCAAGCAATCTAAGTCTATCTCTTTTATTAATTTTCTGACTCTTCTCTATCTAATGGTGTAGGTGCTGTTGCTAAATTTCCGCATTCAGCACAATACATATCTAAAAAGTATGTGGCAATCTCATATTCTTGAAAAACTACTTTAACAAGCCAAACTTGAGATCCACAAACACATACATGCGTGGGCCTTCCACGCAAATCCAAAGCAGTTACTTCTTCATCTTCTTGCTCTAGATCTTCTTCTTTATCTAAAATAACTATTTCATATTTTCTGATAAAGTTTTGAAATGAAACATATCCTTTTACCATTATGGCTAATACAATAAAAACCATAGACAAAGGAATGATAGTTTCCATATGTCTATTATACTCTAGACCTCAATAATTGTAAAGGGTGGTCTTACTGACATGTTAAACTTAGCTGCCGCCTCTAAGGCCATACGTACACGCTTACGTGGAGTCTTGACTTGAGCTGTAGAAAACAAGGATCCAAGTGCTAGTTCTTGTCCAGCGCCCTCTGACATATATTGCACATCAGCTTCTCCAATATGAAAGTCTGAATCCATTGTAAATATTCGTCCAGCACCTTGAACTGCTATTAAAAATATTCCGCCTTCATCGCCATCTTCAGTTCCAGATGTAAAATTGCCATAACCATGTTCTTTAAAAGCATCTTTAACCGATTCAACAAATTTTGTTCTAATAAATTTATCTAAGTTTCTATATCCAGCAGTTGGAGTGTATTTTGGTGGAGTCCAATTGTATTGAAGAATTTGTCCCATTCTAAAACTATCAACAAAACCAATTCCGTATTGACCTACTTTAAAAACTTTAGGATCTGTGCGCTGAAAGATTAAACCAGACTTATCGTCTGATGCGGCAGCGTCTCCGCCCATAAAGACTTTATTTTCATGAATTAGGGCTACTATGCAGGTCATATAGCCTAGTATACTATTTTTATTATTACTAGTCCAGATTCTCGCTTATTTCAAGTATATTAAGCTGGGACAAGGCATTTTCTAATTCAGATTTAACCTCAATTAATTCCTGAATGGCATTATAGTATTTATCTTTCCACTCAGTTAATTCTTTTTCCAATTTATATAATTCTATTTTTAAATCTTTTAAATCTAATTTAAGGTGGTCCTGCTCACGCTCACGCTGACGAACTACTTCCTTTTTATGTTCTCTAACTGAGGCAATAATCGCTGTACCCATACCGCTAGCCATGGCGGCTAATATGGCTAAAGCAATTGCTGAATAATTATTGTTCATTATATTAATAATTATACAGTAGTTTTAGATATAATTAGACCAAAAGCTCCGATGCAGAAATTTCATTTCCAGCGTATCTTCTCTTTAAAATAAATTCTTTTACAGAATCTGGGCCGTTTGATCTACCAGCCAAAATAATAACCCAGCGTGGCTCAAATTTTGAATTCACACATGTTTCACAGATTAAAAGATTAATTGGAAGTAATGAAGATTTTTTAACATCTAGTTTATTTTTAGACTTATTGCATGAATAGCATAAAATTTTATCCACTATTCTTGCTCCTCTACATGCTGATGAACAATTTCATCTACAATTGTGAAATCCTCATTTGCAAGTAGCTCCTGATTATCGTGTCCGTGTTTTGTATAATTAACCAATGATGCGTATGCTCCCATTTTTTCTACAGTTCCGTAACAATTTTCTGAATGAATGTATACAATATGTACAACATCATAGTACTCTTTCACTTGGCTTACCCTCCAACTCGCATCTTACGCCATATGACTCTATTAATTTCTTTACCTTTGTAACGTAATCTATAACCATTTCTTTTTTAATTCCGTCAAACTGTATAAAATTATCTTCATATAATCTCAATGCAAGAAAGTCTGGGTATTTAACTATATCCATAAGCAGCATTGCTGGCTTAGGTATTTCGTGAACTCTCTTTTTCATCTCATCAGTATAGAATACAGGCTTATTGGGCTCTCCAGTCCACTGATTAATTCCATATTTAAAATGTTCTGCTGGATCTTTTTTATTAATGAACACCGCTGCCCCTTAGCTTTTTCCATATTTCAGAAGTTTTATGTAAATTTTTTGATTTATCTATAGTTCCAGATGATAAATATACTCCGCCCCAAACACCGTATTCATTATTATCAATACCACTTTGATAACACATTGATATTACTGGACAAGATAAACACATTTCATCTATATTTTTAGCAATATTTGGATCTGCTTCATATTTATCAAAAAACATATTTGTGTCCATCCCTCTACAAAGAGAAAGATCAAACCAATTAAAATGTTCTTCGTCTATTCCTAGATCACGTAAAATTTTTGACATATTTTTTTGGAAGTTTCCATACTCCGTTTTGATCAACGACAAAACGTTCTGCCGTTCCCCACATATCCTGCTTAAATATGCCCTTTATATTTGTAAAACCATTAATATCTTTTTTCCAAATAACTAGATCGTAATTATCCCAATACGGGACTATATTTTTTGCCTTCTTGATGAAGACTTCTACACCTAATTCTGTTAGATTTAACATGCTGTCCTAAACATAAACCGCAGCATCCCACTGATATATATTATACAGTAAATGTTGCGGCTGTGTCAATACTTATTTCCAGTTTTCTGGAATCATGTCGCTAAGACCCAATGCCCTAGCACGACGCTTAATATGCTCCTTAACTTTTGGATCTGCTCCACCACGACCCCATGAACGAATTGCGTTCATTAAATCGGTTTTATTTCCAATTGGATATGATCCATCTGGCATTGCATGTCCCTGCTCTGCCATTTGTCTACGCTGTTCTGTTGAAAATTTACGCTTTACTAATTCATATGGATCTAAATCACCAAATAGAGATTTCTTTATTTTAGGCTCTTCTTTGTCTTCTACATCATAAGCTTTCTCTACTGGGATACAATTTGGAACCATGCGGCCATTTTTTTCCTTCATACCACGTTGAGTATATCCAGTCCAGCATTTTTGTAAACTATTATCCCACTTATCTTCATCTTCATTATCAGACTCATAAGTTTCATTTTGATTTTCTGCCTCTAAATCTGTCTGTCCATCCATTTTAGATACTGGCCAATTTACATCATTTTTTTCTGGATCTCCAACTGGGGCTGGATTTCCATCAGATCCATTTTCGGTTTCCATGTTTGTTCCATCTTCTGATTCTGAATTATCTTCTTCTGGAACTTCAATCATGCCTTCAATAGCTTCCATTAAATGTTCAATTACCATTCCAAGTTGCTCTTTTGTAACTTCAGGTCTCAAAGCCTTTTTAATTTCTTCATCGTCATCAATTTCAATTACTGTATCTACTGGATTTATAGCATCGTCTAGCATATCTTTAATTTCTTCAACCAATTCTTCTTGAGTGTATGATTTTTTCATATTCTTTTCTCTTTCCACAATTTTTCTAGACCAAGAGAAACCAGCATCGCCACCCCAGGCATCCCACATAATTCGACCATTAGAGGGATTAGAAGTATTATAAAAGTCCTTGCCCTTTTTGTCTACTTCATGTCTGGAAAAGAAAGAATACATTCTTTTAACAGTAGACAAACTTAATGTCTCACCACGAGCAAGCTGCCCTGCACGAGTCCAACCTACAGCTGTTCCAGCTCCAGTTGCTTTTCCTTGTTCTTTCCAACGAATAGCTCTTTTAGCAGCTGATTTCATTCCAGCGGTTGGCTTGTATCCTTCTTTTGCCATTATTTCTCCTTTACATTAATAACTTTTACAGACTTAACTTCTTCATCTACACCAAATATATCGTTTACATAGTCTGCAGCATCTTCTTCGCTAAATGCCTGAACTTCTACATTTACTTCAAGCTTGATGCTATAATTTTTCATTATTTAATTTCTTGATGACAGGTTGGACAAACTTTTTTTTCTACAGATGAAGCTGCTGTCTTTGCAGATCCTGCACCTTTAAACTTAGGGCGTCCAAATCCAACAATAGAAATCATCTCTCCTTGTTTATTTTTTCTAAATGCACGAAGCTTCTTAGAAACCTGTCCGCCATTTCTTTGTGAGCCTTTTTTATCTGGGCTTGTATTGCCTTCAATACACCAAACTGTGCCGTCTTCATTATCTTTAATAACAATTCCTACGTGAGAAATTCTATCGACACCATCTGATGGGAAATCAAAATACGCAATATCTCCTGGTTCTGGATCTGCCAGATCTCCATCAATCCATGCGCCAGCTTTCTTAAATGCTTGTGCTCCACCTGGAGTATAAACAGTATTTGGAACCTTTACACCAGCTTCATTAGCACACCACATTACGAAAGAGCCACACCATGGCTGGAAGTTAGCCTTTGTAAATGCACCATATTTTGTTTCGTTATCTTTAGGACCTTCAATGGTTCCTAGTTCTGCTGTAGCAACTTCAATTAAACGTGCTGCTGTACCTTGCTCTGCCATTATTAGTCCTTATCCCAATCAGTATCAACTGGCTGTTGTTCTGGCATTTGTCCATCTGGCTTTGCTGCAAGACGTGCCATTGTTGCATCAATTTCTGCTTCAAGCTTCTTATCCGCCTGAGTATTCTTGGCATCCATCTCTTTATTATCGAGCTGTGCCTTCATAATATCTTTTGCACCACTTTGTCCAATTAATAAACCAGCAAGTGTTCCTGTAATAAATGTTGCTACGCTTCCAAGAACATTGAAGAACATCTTATCGTTCTCTGACTGTGCTCCAATTGGTTGCGTTACAAACAAAAGTCCATATAAAATTCCTACCGCTGTAAGGAATAGAATGGAACCTAATGTGATTCCTAAAATAAATTTTAATCTAGCGTCCAGATCTTGTGGACTTAGTCTCTCTTTAGCCATTTGTAGTACCTGTTTCAGTAGTAGTAGTTGATGCTTTACCAATTACATCTTTAGTGCATGTGCCGCTTGCTTCACAAATTGGAGGATTGCATTCCGCCTTCTCCCAATTCGCAGGGTCTTGGCATGGGTATCTATATGAACCCTGAAAGCCGCAGCTAGTTAATGATAGCATTAATAGACCTGATAAAGCAATAGCAGTTATTCTTTTCATACTACTATTATATCATTTATTCGTCTTTATCTTTAGAGCCCTTAGCCCCAAAATAACCGCCAATAATACCTATAAGACCTCCAAGGGCTGTCTGAACAAGGGTCATAACCTCTGCAGATACCTCTACAGGCTCTCCTGTTTTTTGAGTTTCTAAAGCTGCAGTTACATAATCTCCTACAATAGCTGTAATAATTGCAATTC